GCGCAGGATGGCAAGAACTCGACGCTTCCCCCATCTCAGGAGACCAGGGACACCCTGCCTGGCGCAAGATTGCGCCAGGCGAAGAGCAGCGGCTTGTGGTGGACTCCACAAGCCGACGAGAATGGCAGCATCAAGTCAGTGGAAGAGAGAGCGGGGCACAACCTCTCACTCTCCAATCAAGTGCAGGGAACGCTCAACCCCGAATTTGTAGAGATGCTCATGGGGTTGCCGATTGGCTGGACCGATATCACTGGCCAGCACGACCAGGAGAAGCCCAACACGCCTATGAGCCTGCAAGAGTTGTCACAGGGAAACAAACACATCGCGTAGCCAGGTTGAAGGCACTGGGCAATGCAATAGTCGTTCCTTGTGTGGAATACATTGCAAGAGGCATCGTTGCCTATGAGCAAGAGATGGGAGGCGCGGCATGAGCAATCAGAGTATCATTGAACATAAAGCCAATATGTACTACGTAGAGTTCAGAGAAGACTACCTAATGCTCTGCATGGGATGCGCCTATAAGAAACCCACGAAAGAAGGGCAGAAGAGTAAAGCGTCTCCTTACTGTAAATCGCTCATTTTGGCTATTCTTGAGGGATGGACGAATGACAAGCGAGGAAGAGGCGAAGACCTTTCTATCTTCATGAGCTACCCTCAGTGGGTCAAGTCGATGTATGGCATGTTTGGGCGCTGTACGATCATTGACAGCGTCGATGAACTGATAGGGGAAGGGCTGCTGAGTAGAGAGCCATATCGCCTATACGGGCGTGATACCTTCAAATATTGCCTCAAGTATCAGGAGATTAACCGCAGACTGAAATCTCTCCCAGAGCGTCATCCAAACGAGAAGGAACCTCAAGTAGAGATAATAGGAGATGACCCGTCTACTAGTAAACCCCACCAGTCTATTAATAGACCTGACCCGTCTACTTTTAGACGGGTAGCATCTACTAGTAAACCCGTTACCGATCTATTAATAGACGGGTACCCGTCTAAAAGTAGACGCAACATAGAATCTACTAAGCATCTTTCCATAGAAACAGCTAAAGAGGATACGGATGTTGCCTCCACATTTTCGCAATCCGACAGTGACGATGCTGCGCATCCGTCGCCCCCTCTCTCTCTTGAAGAAAAACTTCCCTTCACTGAGGAAAACGCCACCGACCCTGTACAGGATGCACCCCCCTTCTCTGCAAACGCATCCACAGAGAAAGAAGCTGCCCCTAATGAGATGCCATCTCAACAGACAGCAAGTAACCAGTTATCCACAAAGCAAGCAAACCATGTGGATAACCCCGTTGCTGGCGGTGGGAAGTCGCCCGACCCTGTGGGGGCAAGCAAGGAGGCATCGTATAGCCAACCGGCGTTATTGGTGCCTGAGAAGCCAGCGAAAGATACGGACAACAAGAAACCAGAAAAGCCAATCCAGATTAAGCCCGCGATGCCCGCCCCTACAGCCTTATGGCCCTCAGCAGAGACGGCAGTGCAAATTGTTGAGGCGAAGAAGGGGAGGCGCTATAGCGACACGACGCGCACGCAAGAACTGACTGAGGCAAAGAAGGTTCTGAAGATGGAGTATGACGATGGCCTGCTCACCAGAAGACACTTTGAAGATGCCTGGGATGAGATGGTGTCCTGGGCTTTCTGGAAAGAGAAGGGTGTCAAGCCCCTCATACGCTTCTTGCGCAAGGATGACAAGATCATCACCATTCTTGACGATTTGGGCAAGAAGTCAGGCAGACGTGCGCCCCCATCAGCTTGTGACAATGCCGATGAAATAACCAGCAAGCGGGAATTGACCGCCGATCAACAAGAAAAATTGAGAGATGCCAGTGCTTTACTGGCAAGAATGAGTGCAGCGAAAGGAACACCCGATCATGGGCGAATTGCAGCCGCTAAGTAACATCTCCAGATTGCCAATTGTCCGCAAGCAGCGGGGAACGCCTCAACATGTGAAGGGGCGAAAGTACACCCCAATCCGTCTCTCGGATGCCTTTTTCCTCACCCTTGGGGGAAAGCCCACGCGGGAAGAAGCTTTGTGGGTATGCGAGCACTGTGGCCCTATCGAGCCAAAGGAGTATGCCAATGGTTACACCCCTGGCAAGTGTGAGTGCCACATAGAACAGTTAGAACAGTACAGAGCGCAGCAGGCGCGGCAATTCCAAATCAGCCAGGAGCAGTCCATGCGTGCGCAAAGATGCGGGAACTGTTATACCTGGCTTGGGTCTGACCTCTCATCGGGGGTTATTCACACGCTCGAAAGTTATACGTTTGAGAGCTATGTTCACCCTGAATTGCAGCCTGAAGGGTTCTATGCCGCGTTGCACTTTGCCAATAATCCCTATGGCAATCTGGTTCTTTGCGGGAAGACCGCAGGCACCGGTAAAACCCACTTGGGAGCGGCAATTGTCAACTACCTGCTTGCTCAGAACATCCCCTGCTTGTGGGCAAAAGCGCAGGATGTGTTTACGGCCTTTGCAAACCGTATGGATGACCACAAAGGGTATACCGATCTGCTCATACAAGCAGGCTCGTATGATGTCATGGTGCTTGACGATCTCGATAAGGTGCATGTCAGTCAGTTTAAGCACAACATCTTTTTTGACATTCTGGATAAACGCTATATGCGCCACTTGCCAACCGTGATAACGACCAATGTGCACGTCGAGATGACAAGAACTGAGCTTGTCGGGATCTCTGCCTACGTTGGCGAATATGCCGCGTCGAGACTGGCCGCGCAGGATAACGGGGGGATTACCATTGTCGAGATGAATGGAGAGGATTACAGGAGACGAACATGCTAAAAACGCAACGAGTCCAGGGACAAGACAACTACTTCCCCAAAACACAATGCTCCGCTTTGCTCGATAGCGGGCGGCCATGCGGGAAGAAAATGGACAAGTCCGACGCATTCAGGGATGTGCTTGGCTTCTACTGGTGTCCAGTACATCAGGATCGGGGATGGCTGCTCAATTGGGCGGCTGCCCATAACTATCCTAAAATCCGCTGTGGGCGCTTTGCGATAGGCAATGGCCAACACGCGGAATGCTGGACAATTCCCATGCTGATTGGGCATGAGGAGATGATACAAGAGGCAATGAAAGAGTTACGCCCTAATGAGGAGGTTGCATAACATGAACACGCGCGAACTGCTGTCAAGCTATTGGAGCCTTGACGCGCTTCAGGCAAGTCTGGTGAAGGATGCCTATAGCCCGAAATCACTGTTTGAGAAGCTGGATCGCAGCACGTTGACGTTTACCCTTGCGAGACCAGGGGAGGAAGACATTGACGTGACCAATCTTGACGATCTCATTCTCCAGATGGTGAGCATTCTTGAGCCTAACGACTGGTGTCGTGTGCTGGTCTACAACAACGATCATTTTCTTGGGTATGCTGTCATCGTCGGATATAGCAGGGGCTATCGCTCAGAAGAAGAGGATGAGTTGTTTGATGTAGAAGAATACGGGGAAGATTATGCGGTTGAGGGGCTGTCCGCGTGCATCAATGAGCGGTGGCGGATGCAGCGCAAGGGGGACAGCGAATAGTCCCAAATCATTGCAAGCCCGCGCTCATCCTGCTATGATGCAAGTGGCGAGCGATATAAACCATGCGTTTCTACCATCAAAAGCAAGAAGGCGTCTGCTGTTCAGGCGCTTTTTTGTTGCCCTGTTGGGTTACAATGGACGGTATGAAGACACACCTTGCAAAATGCCCGCGTTGCCGGAAGTTCTATCGCGGCTGGCCTGCTCTCTCGCGGGTAGACAACAAAACAAAGATCTGCCCCGCGTGTGGCGTCGAAGAGGCTCGAATAGGGCTTGTTCGCCCACCAGCAACAAAATGAGCGGCAAGGTTGCTCGCCTTGCCGCTCTGCTATCTCCAGTGCCACGCTACAAGATACTGGGTCTCCCTTGCGGGGGATCGATAGCGCGTTGTGGTTCGTGTGTATGCCAACAAGGGCATCAGTGTGTTGGGTGACGCGCTTATGTAATGTGACGCGAGAGAAGCGAAAAAGTAAATGATTTTGATTTCCCCCTCAGATGCACGTCTCACCGGTGCAGGCCCGCCGTCCTATGCCATAGCACGACGGGGCTGCTTACTTTTCCTCAAAACAGGCTCGCAACCCCTCTAGCATGGGCATCTCTTCACGGGTGAGTAGCCCTTTCTCATCCATCCATGAAAGATGAGCATAGGCGTCACGTGCCGCTTTTACTATCTTATCCACTTCTGCGTAAAACATGCCGCTATGGCTCAACAAATCAGGATCGATGGTTATACCGCAACGGGCAACCATTTGATGCAAGGCGATCTCAGCATCACGGCGTAGTTCGGCGTAGGTATGGGTATGGTCGGCGGGATTGTCACTCATGGTTTGCCTCTCTTCATTCTCTTTGCTATCTTGCTTACCTGTTTTCTTTGGTCCTCGCTCATGAGCTTTGTCATGATTTCCGCATAGACCAGTGGATACCAGATAGCAGGCTCCCAGAGTAGGGATGTGCTAGTGGTTGCTCGCTGTCTGAGGGCATCCACAATGTAAAGGGTCTTCATCACTTCCCTCTCCTCTTGCTATGCGCAATATGCCACGAAATAAACGACTTTTGCTGTTCAGGTGTGAAATACCGTTCCATCTCGCCTAACCCCTCGCGCCCTGGCTTGGGAACCGCAATGTGCTCAATCTGCTTCTTGCCGTCCCGACAATGCCCAACGAGCGTCGTGCGATCAATATGTAATCTATCAGCGAATTGGGGCAGCGTCAACGTCCCCGGTGGAAAATCGTCGGGGGATGACCCCACATCAGAAACGTTAAGTAACTCGTGTTGCGAAGGTGCTGGCGGTGTCTGTGTAGATAAAGTGGTATCTTTGGGGGTCGGTAAAATCTCGACCCTTCCAGGGGCCTCTACGGGCATTTGTGCTTTTTGGCTAGACACGGTGTCCAGAAGTTGCTGCATACTCATAAGGGTTGTTTGCATACTGGCTAACTGGAGCTCTATCTGGTCAACGCGTCTAGCCAACGTCATATCTATCTGCGCGGGTGGTTGCTTTGCAAGGGCTTCTACGCTGGCCCTGGTGATGAAATATTGCCTGCCTACTATGGCTGCGTCAAGCATGCCCGCATGGATGTAGCGGCGTACTTGCTTCTCGCTTTTATGCAGGATATCACAGGCTTCTCGAATGGTCACGGCGTCCATCATGTACATGATCTTCCTCCCCATACTGTCTACCCTCAGAGTTTAGACATGTCTAGCCTGCGAGTCAATTGACAGGCGTTCCAATCTGCGCTATCATGGGGATGCCCGTCTGGGATTGAAACGTATCTGCTGCGATCCAAGTGAACATCGCCGCCCGTCTGGGATTGCGCACAAGAAGAAAGCCGCTGGAGATCTCCAGCGGCTTTTGTCAATCAGTCCCTTTTTGCTTGTCACTAGAGAGACGGGAAAAGAGACACATCATAAAATTTAGCTTTTTCTCTCTCAATCGTCTAAGGCAAATAAGAGCAGTTGCATCGATACTCTCTCCTCATGACGGCGATGCACAGGGGCATGCGGCACAATGCCCCCTCTTTTTTGCCACTCCAGAAAAAACGGCAACAAAAAAGCCCCACCAATTGCGCGGAGGGCTTCTTTGCAGCGTCCCTTATCGAAGGGAGCCTACATACACTGCAACATGGGCAGAGGTGAAAGGACATCCCCAACACCTCTGCTTAGCTACACCCTACACAAGACAAGCAGGCTTTGTCAACCCGTACGGGGAACTGCGTCATGACATCTCAGGATTGATGGATGTAGGAACGTGTTCTGAGGCTATCCCCATGGGTTTTTCCCGTACACTCCAGACGGTCTGCAATCGTCAAGTGAGGACAGATCACCGTCGCCACGATCATATTTCACCAGATGGATGAGACAGTTATAGCAGACCCACGCCTCCCCGTTCCATCTCCAAATGGGTGTACGGCAGGCTGAACACTTGTCGGGCTTGCCACGTGTCGGGGTGCCAATGTTGCAAGGGATGTCTTTCGCCCAATCTGGTCCTACTGCCATTTATGCCCCCTTGTATGCTTGCCAAAATGCACGGCGTCCTGATTGCACATATTTCTTGATGCTTTGCAGGCTATGCCCCGCAATGGCGGCTATCTCTTTGCACTGCATCCCTTCGTAGTCACGTGCGATGAGGATGGCACGCTGTCTAGTAGTGAGATGAGCAAGTGCCTGATAGAACTTGAGACGATCCATGTGGTGAACGTCTATCCGCTCTGCTCCTTTTGCCGTTGGGAACACTATAGCACCTCCTCCTCTTCTGTCTCCTCAAGATGACAAGGGCATGTCGGGTCATCACAATACGGGTGGTCGTCAGTGTGAATTGGTTCGTCCTCATCACAGATTTCAACGGGTAACGGCGTGGTACTGGGGTAGAAGTCTGGGAAGTAGAGTCCGCTCATGCATCTTCCTCCTCTTCCAACAGGTGAGCCAACTGCTCACGGGTTGTTCTCTCACGTGCAAAACGCTCGCAATACGACGCCGCTTGCTCAATCTCTTCACGCATAGCATCGATCAGGGTACGGGCCTGCTCAGGGGTGATCACTTCAATCGTGCTGGTGGTCGGTAGGGTATTCATGGTAAACTCTTTCTGATGCTTCTTCAAAGGGCATCACCTTCTATCGCGGAGGGCCAGCGGTTAACGAGGCTACTGGCCCTCTTTTTGTTGGCTACAGGGACGCGCTACGTTATCATGTCGCTACAGGGATTGATAGGTAATAGTAATTGTGAAGGTATGCCACATCAGGGTTTCACTGATGAGAGCGGTATGCGTGACGGTGGTACTGAGCCAGTATTCCTTGGTGATCTTTTCCGCTTCTAACCATTCGTTCATTTCGTACTCTGAGATGTCGGCTGCTACTTGTGCTGATGTCTCAGTGTTTGCAAAGGTGATGGTTCGGATCATTGTTTTCTCTCTTTCTACTCTCGATCCATGGCCCGCACAGATCGATCCAACTCCCAAACCTCTTTGTCTGTCCTCTCCAGATTATTGAAGAGGTCATTCACGCGGCGACTCAAGACGTTGATGGCCAGCAACGCCTCTTTCCAATCAGCCACGGTGATAGCTGCGGGTGTCTCGCTGTCTCCTGGCTTGACTTCGTAGAGTGAGGTGTCAGGATCGACGTTCAGCAGTTCGTTCAGGTCTACTCTCATTGGGTTTCTCCTTTCAAAAGTGCCATTTCTGAGCAGAAAAGTATCAACCCCCCTGCTCAGTTGCTTACAAATGGTGAGTGCTACTCATCTTCAAGAAATTCCGTGTTGACCCAAGCGGGCGGGCTAAAGGGATTATTCCACTTCACATAGACCTCCAATACCTCATCATCCTCATCGCCGTCGTAGCCGCTCTCATCCTCTGGCAACAGCATCACTTTGCCGTGCTTCCCGGCATATGGGTCGATACCAGACCCGTCGCCTACATACTGAACTTTTTGGCCTCTTTGCATCATGGTGTCCTTTGTGATGTTCTAAAAAGAGAAGAGAGGGCAAGCGTGCGATCAGCACGCGGTTTCTCTCCCTCGTTTTTGTAGATAAATCTTCGCTTGATCTATCCCTTCTCGTATCATGTCCAGGTTAGTCCCCCAATTGGATAGAGGGTTCCATGCCTGTTTCAAGGTGTTGCATTTGTAGCAGGCGGGAACGCAATTACCCCAAACCGTTCCCTCCCCATGACCAAGTGGGATGAAATGCTCTAAGACGCTGTATGCCCCTTGGCAGTAGGCGCATCGCCAGTTATAGTGATCTAGTGTTTCTAGCCATTGCTCAAGAGTAAGCGTTGCGGGTAGATTGGCTCTGCTGGCTCTTGTATTGTGATACTTTACCTTGCGCCTTTCCCCTTCAAGTATTCTTTCTCGTTCTCTTTTGCCCTCCTCCTCTGGGGTGATCTGCTGTGCTTGCTGTGTCTTCCCTGTAACCTGGGAACGAATGCCTTGTGTGGTCTGATGAGTGGGAACGTCGTAAGCAGCATAGGCTAGCTCAACATTCTCTTTTTGATAGAGGATGCGCATGGTGCGATACCTGTGAGGGGTATAGGTATCATCAGTTGCATATTCTGCCGTAACATATCCTTTCTGGGCTAAGAATGCTAGCGCATTCTCTACTGCTTCAATTTCAAACAACTCAAACATATTTGCAGCCAACTCGGCAATCGTGCGTCGTGCCGCTGGTTTATATGCATCTGGGTCATCTGCCCACTCTATGGCTTCAAGGTACGTGGCGTAAGTTGCGCTGATTGCGTCCAGTTGCATCGCTGCGCAATGGTTGTTATCACAAATCGTTACAAATTTTTTGCGAAGAAGGGCAATCGGGTCCCTTGTCTGGCTATAGAAGTCGTAGCTATTCATCGTTCAATTCCTCCAGTTTCTTTGACTTTTCAAAAACTCGTTTGAAAAGCCTTGACATCGTTACCGTTTCAGTATACACTAGTAAAGTACACAGTGTCAAGTGCAAATACACACCAATTTGAAAGGAATTTGAATGGGGGAGAAATATACGGTTGAGTCAATGACCGATGAGTTACGTGGTCGCATCCTTCATCGTGACTTTGGCACGAATGGGCCGATCCCAAAGGTTTCTGAACTTGCAAGAGGTTGGGGGACGTCACGAACAACGGTCTATCAGGTGGTACAAATGCTTCTTTCTGAGGGGCTACTCATCCCGAAGGGGACTGGCTATAATGTCAACTTTCCCATGCGCATCCCTGGCATCACCCCGACATTTGATAAATACCTTGTCGAGCAGGGGTTGCCCCCAAAGCAAGAGAACATTATTGAGCCTGAGCTAATCCAAATGCCTGATGAGATAGCGGCCATGTTCAAGCAGCCCAAAGGCGTGCATGTTGTGCATCGGATGAGGCGACAAGGAACGGTTGATATCCCCTATAGGCTCGCTGAAAACTGGTATCCCGCCAGTCTCGCCGCTGAATTTGTCGATGCCATGCGCAGAGACTCCAATCTCGATGTACTGAGCGAAATCAAGCGGGTGCATGGGGTGTATATCACGCAAGTGCATGAGGATGTCATAGGGCGTTTGCCCACGGCAAAAGAGGCAAGCGATTTGTCCATTGTGCGAACCGCGCCAGTCCTTGAAGTGCGTCGAAGTAACTTTGCAGCGGATGGAACGCCGATCATGTTCAACAAGATCATCTTTGTTGGCGCGTACTTCCTGCTCAGTTACGATTATCCTGCAAATCATTGGAGTGCGTAAATCGACGCAAGAGCGGTGATGTATCAGATCACCGCCCCTGCTGACCTAAGAATGGCGACAAACCCGCCTTTCAAGAGGCTACCCTCTATCATAAGGGTATCGCTCCTGAAAAGGCAAGATGAACAGGAGAGATACCCTATGTTTACGAGACAAGCATCCTACGAACCCGAAGTAAAGACCTACGACGAACCCGAAGAAGAGCAGTACCGTGTCGCGTGCGCTTGGTGCGAAGAAGAGCAGGGCGTGCATAGTTTCGGGTCTCATGGCATTTGCCCAGAACATGCAGAAGCCATGATGGAAGAGCATCGAGCACGGATAGCCAGGAGGGCGGCATGAGCAAGCAAGAAGTCTTGGCATTGTTGAAGAAGGCGTATACGCACAAAGGGGATAAGCATACGGTGCATGAGGTGCAAGTTATTCTAGAGGATGCTCTGGTGCCAGGAGAGCATCCCCATGCCGCGGACTTCGCAGACGCCTATGTCGATTGGTACTATTCGGGGGTGGCACCAACACTTGACTTGGTGGATGAATTGCTGGCAATCGCGCAAGGAGGGCGAGCATGAGGATCATCTACCTCGATATCCGCGCCTACCCGCCAGAGGAGTATGAGGCGGAAGTCCTTGCCCTCGATAAGCACGCGCTCTGTATTGTAAGCGAGCGCGACGGGTGCGAGGGCTTCATACGATGGGACTCAGTGATAAGGATTTTGCAACAAGAGGAGGGCAGCGATGCCAAACATCAATCTGTTGAAGAAAGTACCACACACACAGGAAGGAACAACTAAGATGGCAGAAGGAACGACAACTACCGCGACCATCAAACCATCCGCACGCGGGGCCGTACCACCTTTGGGATTGTTCATTGTAGGCGTCATTGCCCTGCTCTTCTGGGCATGGGGCAACCTCGTTCAAATCCAGACCAGTGAAGCCTTTCTGTTGGGCGGCGGCAACATCTCGCTTGTCCCCAATTTGCACGTCCTCAATCAGCCATTTGACTTCTTTCATGGTACGCTCTCGCCCGATCTGATGAAGGCTGCGACCTGGGCATGGGGGTTAGAGGGATTGTTGCTAGTGGTCTCGATTGGTGTTGAGTACTCGCACATTGTCCAGAAGCACGCCCGCTGGTTTAATACTGGCGCGATCATCCTGCTTGTGCTTAACTCTATCGCTGATTACCAGTATGGCAGTGTGCAAACCGGATTTTGGGGGCAAGTGGCCTTTGCCGCGATGACCCTGTTCATGAGCTTTTTTATGGGATTGGTCGGAATACATCTCATCTGGTCCTCGTTTAGCGGGGCGAAACACTAAGGAGCATGACGATGCAAGACGATATGCAGCACGAAGAGAACGAGCAGGGGAATGCAACCTCGTTCCAGATGAAAGCGGGTTTAGGGGCTGGCACGTTTGCGACGGGCGCATTCCTCGATCTTGCCGTCGCGCATGGCAATCCAGTCGGCATGATGCTTGCTGGACTTGCCACCTATGTAGCGGTCAAGCATGGCCCTGAATTGATCGAAAAGGCGAGGGGGATTGTTCCCATCAAGCCTGTTCTCCCAACGCGTGAAGTGACCTTGCTTGCCTCATCGCAGAAACGCACGTTTGTGCAGCGGTGGTTGGGCATTTATCCCGATCAGGCAGAGGAAGAGGAGCCAGACGGCAAGCCATCCCCGCATTATGAGCCTGCTACCGCTGCATATGATCTTGAGAGAGAGGAGCCAACGGTGCTCATGCAGCAACCACGCAAAGCCATTCAACTCAACACCTCCCAAATCCAGGATATCAACGACGTGGTCGGCAAGGCCATTTTCATCGCGGGTATCCGACGTTCAGGGAAAACCACACTCGGCGCTCGCATTGCAGAGGAGTTGGGCAAACATTTTATCCCGTTGCTTCTCCCCGATATGGAGGGCGATCTGCTTGCTTTGGCGGCAGTCCTTCCCCGCGCTCTTATCGTTGGGCACCCCGACGCGGATACGAGCCAGTATCCAGGCCCGCGCTTTGCCGGTGTCACGTCCCAACATGCGCAAAGCCTGGGCTATGACATTCTGGATAAGGGCTTTCAGGTCATCCTTGATCTTGCCTCGTATCCGACGCTGGAAGAGGGCATCATGGTTCAGGTAGGATGCATTCGCGGCATGATTGCCTGGGCTGACGCACATCCTGGGCTGCGCTGCCCCTCTCACGTCTACCTTGACGAAGCGCAGCGCTACCTGCCCCAAACGCTGGGCGACTCAGTCATTCAGGATAAAGCGGTTGTGGGCGAACTGCTCCGCGCCTATATGGATGTGATTGCTATTGGTGGCAAACGGGGCATAGCGCCTGTCATCCTGACACAGCGGTTTGCTCAAGTCAATAAAAAGATCATGGCTCAGTCGGAAGTCTTCTTCTTGATGCGACAAACCCATGATAAGGATTTGGAGCGCTGTATGGAGTATGTGAAGAAGACGACAGCAACAGAGGAAGCCATTTCAAAGTTCAAGCAGGGCCAGGGCGTCTACATTGCCGCCGATGGGATGCAACAGGTGTGTCAGTTCCTCCCCCGTCGCTCGAATAGTGCGCGTTCCTCTACCCCCAAGGCCGAGGCAGCAGATCGCTATGCGGATATGCCCCTTACGTTGTCGCAACGCCCCTTGCGTCCTGATATGGAGCGGGCGCAACCTGAAAACATGACGCGTAACGCAACGCAAGAGGATCGCAATTTTTACGCTCAACGCAACGACGCAACGCGCAACGGCAACGCGCAACAAAATACAGCGCGTCCTGATATGGGGCGGGCGCAACCAGCGCAAAGTAGCGCAACGGGTGCAAACTTCAAGTACCAACTGGCCGAGCGGCAAATCATTGAGATTTTCGCCCTTTATCCCGATATCATCAGAAATAAAGATCATGCATTGGCAAAGGTGGGGGCAAATAGTGCCTATCGTGACCACTTCAACTTTTTAATCCAGCAACGCAGAGACAAGAGAGGACATAACTAACATGCCAAACAAACAGACAGCAACATTCCCATTTGATTTCATTGTCATGTGGGTTCGCCCGAATATCGCACAGATGAAGCCTGAACGCTGCATGTTCTGCAAGGAGCAAGGCGTTTACCGTCTCTATCAAACAGTGAGCATGAAACATATTCTCGATCATGGGATGGATGCCGCGTGGCGTAATGCTATCGCCCGTCAACTGAGAGGCGATTATGCCTTTGGTCTCTATCAGCCCGTGTGCTTAGAGCATTGTATCCAGTTTGCGGCCATTCAATTAGGGAAGCAGAGGCCAATTCAGCAACTCTTGAGCAATGCCTCTTTGGTAAAAAAGCAGCAAGAGATTGACCTCTCCCTTGTGATTGTAAGCACCGTTCGTTCGCTCGATGATGAGGGGGATAATTGGGTGGTAGCTGCCCCCAACACCACGATTGAAGAGGTGGTTGCTCATCTCAAAACCGTAAAAAGACCGTAGGCAGAAAGGAAGGACTCATATCATGACTAAAGGACAAGTGGCGACGGCCTTCAAGAGCGTGTGGAAGAGTCTCATTTCGTGGGGCTGGACGAAAGGGGCAGGATATGAGGGGTAAATTCTACGTCTATGGGTTGTACTATCCCGAAAACATGGGCGGGCGATGCTTCTATGTAGGCAAGGGGCAAGGCAACCGGATACATGACCATGAGAGAGAAGCAAAGGGATTGATGAAAGAATATAACCCTTACAAGTGTAATGTTATTCGCAAGATATGGGCGAAGGGGGAACAGATACAGAAAATCAAACTCGCTCACTTTCTGATAGAAGAAGATGCTTTCGCCTATGAAACGGCTCTCATATTCTTCACGCCAGGGTTAGCTAATCTTACGGATGGTGGCGAAGGCAGATCAGGGTCCGTGAGATCGGAGGAGGAGCGACAGCGAATCAGCAAATCCCTCATGGGGCATGGATGCTCAGATGAGACACGGGAACTGATGAGCCGCAACAGAAAGGGGAGGGTGATCTCAGCATCCCATCGGCGTGCGCTTCTTGAGTCTATAACAGGGAAAAAGTTATCAGAAGAGACACGGCGGAAAATAAGTGAAGCGAACAAAGGGAGATCGCTCTCGGAAGAACATCGCCAAAAGGTCAGTGATTCCCACAAGGGGAAGCCGCTTTCAGAAGAACATCGCAAGAAACTCAGTGAAGCCCAACAGAAGAGACCGCCTGACTCAGAGGCAACGTTGCGCAAAAGAGCAGAAAGTATAAAAAAGAGCTGGACTGAGGAGAAGCGAAAGCAGGTAAGTGAATCCTTGCGGGGGCATGAGGTATCAGAAGAAACACGCCGCAAGATTAGGGAAACAAAAAGATTGGCAAGGGAAAACAAAAAGGAGCAGGCATCATGAATGTGGAACCGCTAAAAAACATCTGGGACTCTCTTCTTCATTGGCGCTGGTCGAAATCGTTGTTGCACTGGATCATTATAAGCGCGGGCACGATGGCCGAGTGTGTGTTTCTCATCGCTAGCCTTTGGGTATCGGTCAATGCCAACGTACATAAATTTGTCCTCCTCTTCATCAATGAGGACACAACCATTCACTTAACCGAACTGGCAACGACGGCGTATGTTGCCTTGCCTGAATGTATCGTTGCTTTGGCAGTGGTAACGACGCTCTCTCATCTGCGTATGGTGAGAGTGGATAAGCGAGCAATCATCTGGAGTATTCTGTTTGGATTACCGACTCTGGTCTTTCTGGTTTTATCCCTGGTGACCCTCTGGAATGCAGTCCAATCGGTCACGTTTGAAATGCCGGCGCCACTCGTTTCGACTCGCGCATTAGCTGGTTATACCTTCGCCTTTGCCAGCCTCTTATACACGCAAATAGGCATTCCTCAAGAGAAAGATAGACTGTCTAAGAAGGATGAATTGATTGCCGATCTGCGAAATGAAATGGCGCAAAGCCGGGCCGATCTCATCCGAGAAAAAGAGGAAATGCTGACGGCATTGGTGACTTCAAAGGATGCCAAAATTGCAGAATTGCAAAACTTCATCCAGCAGATAAGCCATGAATTGAGCCAGCAAAAAGAGCTTTTAACTGAAAGCAAAACCGTTCAATCGGAATTGCTAAAAGCCGTGAATAAATCGTCGGAAGATGCGCTGGCAGGGTATTCAGAAGCATGCAAAGAATGGATAAAGAGCGGGACAAAAACCGTTTTGATCGATGAGATAACCAAGTTTACGGGGCATTCAAAACGCAAGATTGCCAGTGCCATAACGAATGGTATTCTTGCGGTATCGTCCCGCAATAAAGATTTAATACTCATCTCTTCACTCATCGAATGGCTCAAGAATACCCCGCCTATTCTCTCTTTATCCGAGACGAATAACGGCGCGAAACCCGACCCATTGACCACCGTAAAAGACGTCTTTCGTATGCAGGAAATGGAAGTCACTACCGACGCGTTGGATACCGTCACGGTGTCAACCAATGGACACACAAACGGACACCAGAAAGGATCATGACCATGAGCATTTCTGACAAAGCAAAGGAATTTGTGAGAAACATCGTAACGGGCGAGCCACCAGTTGATGAAGAATGGATGAGACTCGTTGAAGAGGAGCATGAAGAAATGGAGCGTATCAAAGTAGGGGATAACGAGTACTATTGTGGGCTACATGGCGTGCAACCCCTTGAACATTTCCCATGTAGCGGATAGAATAGAGCCACGTGTTTTCGAGACACAAAGTAAAACTGTAAAGGCCCCGATGAGAGCGATCCTCATCGGGGCTTCCGCCATTTTAACACATCCCTCTCAAAAGATACGTAAGGTGATTACGTAATTCCCCTGATGACATCCCCCCTTCCCTCTGTGATTATAGTCCCGTTTGATCGATTGACAGTTGACCCATGCGTGAGACAATCGAGAGGGATGGAATGCTGAAAGATGGATGCACGTACTACCATCACGTCTTTGTGACAGAGCAGGGCGTGACACACACGCTAGAGGTATGCAATGGGGTTGCCCTCCTCACAGCTGCGCAGCCGATGATAGACGGGGTAGCGATGCCCGACGCGGTGATCTTTGAATGGAGTGAGAATGATCTGAGGGCATTTACGCAGATGGTAGGGGAGTTGCTTACCCTCATGGGGAGAAGGGCGTAGCACACAACAAGGCGCCTGCTAGTTCATAACGCTAGCAGGCGCCTTGTTGTACCATAGGTTCAAGTCAGAAGTGGAGGTCAGGCCGTGTGGGGCTTGTGCAGGGTGTCAGCCTGCGCACCACGTCCTACCAACCAGCATACCACGCTCAACCCGCTTGACGCCTGCAAAATATCGCACAATCCAGCGATGTGAGGACGCGATTTTTGACATGCCCCCCCTTGCCAATTATTTTGTAGCTATGTTATAATGGCATGCATGGGGGTGAAAACCCCGATATCATGCAAAAGGGGAAGACATGACAGTTATGGCAGAAAAACCCGCGAGGCGTAAACGGCATGTGGGGAGGCCAGCAGTGAAGCAGCGAGAAGATATGCAATCCCTGCACATCCGCATACCCGCCCGCGTCTATATCCAGTTACTAGAAGCCAAGCCAGACGAGCAGGCGATCACCTCCTATATCTTACAGGCCATTTTAGACCGGCCTGAAATACGCGCGGCCTTCACACAAGAGGAGATAGCGCAGTTTCTCGCACCCTCTCAGGCAGTCGTCAAACAAGAACGGGCAAAGCAACTGAAGGATGAGGGCATGGCGGTTGCGGACATTGCCAAGCAACTTCACGTGCCACGCCAAACCGTTTACTCATGGCTGCGCAAGAACGGGGAGACCTGACCCCTCCACTTCTCTCTCTTTTTTGTCAGGGTTGACAATTATTTTGTTGGTATGTTATAATCAAATCAAGGAAGCATTGATGCAAGGGTCTCCAGGGTTCATCTGGAGCGGGTCCGCAAACGCCCGTTTCCCCTTTGTATCAGTGCGAGGGTAGGGATGTCGTAGCCTCTACCCTCATCCTTTTATAGTTTTGCATGCATGACGTGGGCTTCGACCCCACACCATGCACTGACCAAGTGAACAATCGGAGGCCCACATGGCTGGTTACAGTGTACTGCGAAAAGGAAACGTGAGCAAGGATGCACCCCAATATGCCCACGTTCATGGTGATCTCTCCCATGATAATGAGAGGGAAGACCTATGAACGCCATTGCCATCGAGAAGGGGATGAAACTCCCCTTCACCCTCGCAATCCAGGCGGTAGAGGAATTGCTCGACGTATACCTCGCCGCTGATGCCCCCTTCACCATCACGCTCTACGATAGGGGCCATCCTGAGCGGCAAGCATCGACAATGCAAGAGGGCAAGCAGATCATTCGTACGCTGCTCTTCCCCGGTAATCTCTTGCATATCCACAGAGGCGAGTCTCTTGTGTATGTGTTGCCTTACAACGTGGCTAAAGACATTGCCCGCACGGTCTACCTTCCTGAAGAAGATCGCGTCCCTCTCGCCTTCTCTGAGGAGCATTGGCTGCGATTGGTTGAGGGGAAACGGGCGTTTTTGTCAGATGAGGAGCGCATGAGGGAAGCCGCTCAAAAAACAGGTGATGGGCATAGAGGGCGCCCATTGCCTGAGGCGTGGCGTGAAGCAGTCAGCCGTGGGAAACGCTTGCATGATGCAGGTCAGTTTGATCCTGAGCGATACGAAAGAAAGCCTCAGTTTGAAGCCTCCCCGCTTCCTGGTGATACACGCTGGATACCGCTTTCCCAACCTGACCCGGAAGTTGAGCAGGAGAAAAAGAGGCTTCTCAGTGAAAAACGCCGCAATGTTTCCGAAGAGACACGCCAGAAACTCAGCGAAGCAGGCAAGAAAAAGAAAGGGGTACGCCAAGGCCCGATGAGCAGGGAAACCCGCGACAAGCTAAGCGAGGCGTATAAAAAGCGTCCTCATACTCCCCCGGTCTATTCAGAGGATGGGCTCAAGAGAATGGCAGAGGCGCGTGCGCGTGGCCATGAAACGCAGAAACGTCGGGCTGCAGAGCGCCGCGCCAAACAACAGGAGGCGCAAGATGATCGACATTAAGCCCGGCGTCACCTACAAATTCCAGTTGCTGTGTGAGATCGTCGAGCAGTCCGTAGTCGTGACCCTGCACACGGGCGGATTGGCATTCCAAACGGGCGTTACCAAAGGCAGTGATCTCTTCCCCACATGGCATGATGCCGGGCGCGTTCTAGAGGGTGACTCCAAAGGCGACTATAAAGCCAGGCAGGTGCTTGACGAAGGGGATATCCTGCACATCTGGCCTGTGTGGGATCGAAGCCTGCAATTGTACCAACTCTCCTATCAGGATGCGAAGGCCATGGCGATACCAGAGACAGCAGAAAGTGAGCCAACCACATGAGCATGAAACACCCCTATATCATTGACGCCGCAATGACGCTGCCCTTTGATCTCATCTGCGCAAGTGGGAAGGGCAAATCAGTGAGCATCCAAATCCGTAGCCGCGAACAATTTGACGTGTTTCTCATCAATCCAGGGGCCGAGAAGGCGTTCCCACTCAACCCGCCGCTGGCGCTCGCCCCGCATGACCACCTGTTCAGTTACACGACAGGCCAGCACGCCATGCTCTTGATCCGCCATGGGGGATTGGTCTACCTGCTCTCCTATGCGGAAGCCTTGCAATTGTCCCTACTAGATGAAGAAGAGGAAAACACATGAATATCCCCATTGTTGACTACGTTCTTGCTTGCGTCTCGGCCTTGATTGCAGGCGCACTCTTCGGCGCTGGATATGCGGGGGTGGTTGCGCGGGGAGACCCCTACCTGAACATCATTTTCTGGCTCATCATTGCCGTGACGATTTTTCGCACAGTGCGCAGGGCACTCAAAAAGCAGGAAGCACAATCCGATGAGGAGAAAAACGCATGAAAAGATACATCGTACCCGTTACACTTGCTCTCTTATCCATTGCAAGTACGTGTTTCGTAGTTGTTGGATTGCTCAGTCTGCTCACTGCGTACTATGGGGTTGCAGCACTGGAGTTTTTCACGGCATTGGTGGCGCTCATCCCTGTTATCCTGCTCATCCGAGAGAGGCATATAGGGCAAGACAATCAGACGCAGCCATTAGAGCAAGAGGAGGATGCGAGATGAATTGGCAACACATGGAATTCTTGCGACAAGTCCAGCACGAACGGCATCAAGCCCTGCTCAATGAGGCCGATGAGGAGAGACGGGCTGGTGTGTTCTCGCCTGCATCTAGCCCGTTACAGGCGTTTGCAGAGTGGCTTGCATCGGTCTGGGCGTTCCTGAACGATCGGCGGCGCGTGCATCCTCCCCTGAGTGATCCGATGTTGGAGAAGCACCATGATCTTTGAAACCAACAAACAGCCTCTCCCAGGTTTGGGGGATCTCATGCGAGCGGTGTCCTATGAACCCTTTACCGCTCGCATGACACGCAAGTACACAGAGGCATGGGTCAGGGTCTCCTTTCGCCAACCATCGGGTCTCCATACTGTTCCCTTCTTGCTTGGCGAGAATGACGTGCTGGAGTGCTTTCAAGATGGCAAACTGGCAGGTGAGATGCGCGGGGCAAACATGCATCTCTCCGATGAGACAGAGAATGAGGAGGTCATAGCATGGTAACGCACGCTGACATCACCGATTACCGGCTCCCTGGCCTGCTGCATGACAACTACCACATGCGTGTTGACCCTGCTACCTATGCCATAACGCTCCATAGCAGCGAGGGTGTGATACGCGTCCATTTCGATCATCTCTCTTTCCTTGTGGTCAATGCGCTCTTAGAGGCGTATCCCTGTTCGCTCCCCCTGGCTACGTATCACACGATCCTGCTCGCCCGTCTCCATACGCGAGCTCTCGCCCACAAGAGTCAGGGGCCTCTTATTGCATGCTGTAGCGAAATCTTACGCGATGCCTTCGGGCTGATTATCGCGTCGAGAGAGGGCTGGTATAGGCTCGCAATGTATGAGGAGGTGCGTGATGATCGATTATGATGATACGCGGTTTCCTCGCTATCCGGTGCCTGCCGATGACTCGTTTGAGGAAATGCCCAATCACTGGTTCGTGTTTGATCGGCAGGAAAGAACACTTGCGCTGCTCCGATGCGTTGAGGGTCATGGCTGTTTCATGATTGGGCAAGTTTCCTTTACCCTCATCGAGTTCCCTGTCGTCTCTGAATTGTTTGCCAATGCCCCCTGGCATTCCCCGGCTGAGCGATTGTATGCGGCCTTCCAGTTTGGGGGCGTGACAGAGAAGCGTGTTGAGCAAAGCCGTGACTATCTTTTGAAAGCGGCTAAGGAAGGGATTTATGATCAGGAGATGCGCCCGCTGCGCAATGTCCTCTCTCGCGTCCGGTTGAAACTGTCTCAGTTGAGGATTGTTCCTGTTTCGATGATTGGGACGGGGTATATGCTCAGGAGGATAACCCCTATCACGGCAACTCTGTACAGCAGAAGGAGAACGCATGAAGAGGAATAAACTCTCCCTCTGGCTCAAAACCCGCATTGAGATGATCGCCCTCTTTGTCTTTGTGGTCGCCATTGGCACGGGCACGACTTCAGCCTTCCTGTACACCTACAACCTCAATTCGATGCATGATGTGGTTGTTGCCTTTGGGGATGACGGGCATGTGCTGCTTGCTCTGCTCATCGCTAACCTCTTACCGGAGTTGGGGTTACTCTTCGTCGGTGTTGGTATCATGGCAATTGCGCGGGCAAGCTGGCATATCCCCTTGTCTGATATCGGGATGACAAAGCCTCACATCTCACCTGTGGGGCTGATAGTGCTGCTTCTTTCCCCATTTGCAGTCCTTTTGATGAGTTGGGGTGCAAGAAGCATTGCACCGTGGTGGCAAGGGATTGTGCATGTGGCCCCATTGGATAGGACAACGGTACTTACGGCGTTTCATGGGTTGCCGCTCTCGACGGCGTTGATGGTTGTGCATATCGTCATTGTTGCGCCTGTCTGTGAAGAGGTGTTATTCAGGGGAGTGCTGCAATTTCAACTAGCAAGGTGGTTGCCTGCGTGGGCGGTTGTGCTCATTATCCCGCTGGTATCGATCCTCTTTGCCGTAGGACATGAGGATCTGGGGGCGCTGCTGTCCTATGTGGGCGCGGGCCTCGTCTTTGGCCTCGTTGCGCAGATGACCCGCTCGATATGGCCTGCTATCATCGTGCATGCGTTAGTCAATGGCCTCTTTGTGCTCATGGTGCTCACTCGTTAGGCTTGCGTACATGCCGCTTGCTATGCTATAGTTCCCAGAAGAACACGCGAGGCGGGCACACATGGCCGATACAGGAGAACTGCCCATTGTTCCAAAGAGCCATGTTTCACCGCTGTTCCTGACCCGCGAAATCATTAAGCGAGCAAACGGTTTCTTGAAGGGCATGCGAGACGGGGAAATCAGGATCGTCGTTGCGAACGGGCGGATACGGTGCGTGAAGCGGGTTCAGTGCTACACAATTGAAGACGAAGAATGATGCTTGATTGATGTTCTATGCCAGCAATGGCTTAAATGAAAGAATGTTCTGGCGTCAAATCCTGACGAGATCGGGGTTTGACGCCTTTTTGTGTGTTAGAGGGTTATGAGTGATTTAGAGAAAGAAGTGGACACACTCATCAATCTGGTGATCTCGCTGCATAAGCGGGTTGTCGAGTTGCAAGAGGAGCAAGCTACCACGTCACAACTTTTGTTGCAACTCATCGCCATGCACGCGAAACAGCACAAGCCCGCCAACATGGGGCCGTCGAGGCCACTGAGCGAGGAGCAGATAGCGGGGCTAGAGGACGTGTTTGAGGGCTTTGCAGAGCGGTATAGGGCAAGGGGGCAATGTGATAGACCCTCATGAGTGGATGTTGATACGACAAGAATACGAAAGTGGGGATGCCTCGTTAAGTGCCTTAGAACGCCACTACGGGGTCAGTAGGCAGGCCATAAGGAAACGTGCCGCCAAAGAGCAATGGGTGACACCAGAGCGGTTACAGGGGCCAGTTACAGGGAACTCGCATGGGGTAATCACCAGAGATGTCAACGCGGGCATGAGAGTAGCCGAAGCGATTAAGTATCGTCAAGCGGGCTGGACATATGAACGCATAGCCGCTGCGTGTTCCTATGCCAATCCAGGCAGCGCGAGAAATGCCGTGCAAAGAGAACTGGATAGGATACTGACACAACAAGTAGAGGAGTGGCGTACCGATCATCTTGCGAGACTGGAGAAGTTACATGAGGAGATATGGACGCTCACCATGGATCGTAAGGCAAAGGGGCGATTATTCGCGCTTGACCGCACACTGGCCATTCTTGAGAGAGAGGCGAAACTCTTAGGTCTCGACAAGAAGTCGGATGAGGAGGCGCAAGGGGCGCAAGTCATCATACAGGAAGTACCGGCGGGCTTATTGGAGGGGCCGAAACTATGATACGGGTTCCTGTTCAGAAGATACCGTCCCCTCAGTTGCGCGGCGCTGGCTTAGAACTTATTGGGTGCCGTGATTTAGAGGTGGCACTCGACGGACCAGCAGGGAGCGGCAAAACAGTTGCGGCACTCTTCAAGGTGCATGCATTGCTTCTTGCTTATCCAGGGGCTAAGGCGCTTGTTGCACGCAAAACCAACACCGCGCTTGCTGGATCGGCGGTGGCAACGTTTCGAGATACTATTCTCGATATTCGCCATAACGTGCATTATTTTGGGGGCAATAAGATCAAGCCTGCGGCCTTTGAGTATGCGAATGGATCGCTCATGATTATCAATGGGCTTGATCGCCCCGGTAAAGTGAAGTCGTGGGAATTTGACGTTGCCTATATCAACGAGGCCAGTGAGTGCAACGTAGAGGATATCGAGTTTGTGCGGTCAAGGTTGCGCAACGGCAAAATGCCCTATCACCAGCTCATCATGGACACCAATCCCGATGCTCCGATGCACTGGTTAAACCTTCGCTGTAACGCGGGGATAACGACGCGCCTCCTCTCGCGCCACGAAGACAATCCGCGCTATCATGATGGGCGTGATTGGACAGAAGAGGGACGCGCCTATATCTTCGATGTGTTGGAAGGGTTAACCGGTGTGAGATTGGCCCGCCTCCGCTATGGTGTCTGGGCTGCGGCTGAAGGGGCCGTCTACATGGACTCCTATGATAGAGCACGCAATGTCATCAACCCCTTCCCTATCCCACTTGAATGGCCTCGTTGGGTGGTTTTAGATTTTGGCTACACCAACCCATTCGTTGCAAAGTTCTATGCAGAAGATCCCGACGGCAGGCTCTTCATGTATCGTGAATTCTACCGTACAAAGACGCTGGTTGAAGATCATGTGCAATACATCAAGCAGGTTGTGCGTTGGGGTGAGAAAGGCGGCGAACCGCTACCACGTGCCGTTATTGCAGATCATGACGCTGAAGACCGCGAGACGTTCACTAGGCATAGTGGGCTATTCACGATACCAGCACACAAAACGGTGAGCGATGGTATCCAGGCGGTAGCGTCACGGTTGCGCCCCGCCGGTGATGGTCGCCCTCGTTTGATGTACTTCAACAATGCGCTGGTCGAGCCTGACCCCGAACTGGTGAGAGCAAAGAAGCCCAAATGTACCATTGAGGAATTCGATACGTACATTTGGGACACACGGCAAGGGATGAAACGCGGTGAATTGCCGGTAAAAGACTCAGATCATGGTTTAGATTGTGATCGGTACATGTGCGCTTATAAAGACTTAGTGCCTTCGGGCGTGAAATACAGTAGCAGGATTTATTAGGAGCAAGCCATGCAAACGATGACCGCGCCCGCGCAAGTACAGCAGCCAGCCTATGAGATCAGCGATAGTGATAGAGAGCGTGTACAGCGGATAGCCCAGGCTTGGGATGCCTACAACGGTAATCTTGTAGAGCCGCTCAAAAAGCTACCTGAAAGCCCGAACGACAATGTGTTATCGAATCGATGCCAGCCCATCGTAGACCGTGGCATTGACTTCTTATTTGGCAAAGAGTTAGAGATCAGTTGCGAGGAGGGCGCACCGCAAGAGGCTCAGGACTTCTTAGACGCCACATGGGGACGCAAGGAGACACGCATACCGCTCTTGCAAAAGCTTGCCATGAGTGGTGCTATAGCAGGGCAAGCGTTCCTCCGTATCGTGCCGAGTGTAGACAAAACATTCAGGCTTATCGTGGTTGACCCTGCCACCGTCTACGTTCGCACTGCCCCACAAGACTGTGAGACGGTCCTCCTCTACTGCATTGAATATGCCAGCGACCAGAAGATCGAAGGACGCCCGCAGCGTGTCTACTACCGGGAAGAGATCACGCGTATCAATCCCGATGCAAATAGTGGTGAGCAATATGCGGATACCGACGCATCTGGCATCGATCCAGATGACACATGGTCGATTGCGCACTGGACAAAGATTGGTGACAGAGGCCAATGGATACCAGCGGGTGAGCCGATCATCTGGCCCTACCCGTTCGCTCCTCTGTTCTCATGCCAGAACCTCCCAAAGCCGAGCGACTTCTGGGGCATCCCTGATTTAACACCCGATTTGATTGGCGTGAATAACGCGCTCAACCTTGTGCAGAGCAACATCAACCGCATAATCAAACTGTATGGCTCGCCAATCATCTACAGTACCGGCGTAGGCGATACCGTCATCGACATCAAACCAGGGAAGATCATCGGCTTGCCCTTGCCAGAAAGCAAGATTGTCGCCGTGACCCTGCAATCAGACCTTGCCAACGCGCTGCAATTTGCGATGAACTTGCGCTCCGATATCGATGAGCAATCCTCAGTCCCCGGCGTGGCAACCGGGCGCATTGTCGATTTACCGCGTGGCACGATGAGCGCCGTTGCCTTAGAATTGCTCTTTATGCCCTTACTGCTCAAGATGAATAAAAAGAGGTGTGGGTATGGCTCTTTAATTCTCGATGTAAGTAAGGCCCTATTAGCACTCAATAACATGAGTGGCGATATTGAGATGACGATTGCTTGGGTCGATCCACTGCCACATGATGATTTAACGGCCATGCAGGCGGCGATATTAAAGCAGCAAATTGGAGTCTCGACGCGCACACTTTTAGAGGAGCTTGGTATGGATGCTGATGAGGAGGAAGAGCGTAACCAGGAAGAGGCTGCGCAGAAGATGACGAACTTTGCACAAGGGCGAGGCATGCCCCCACCGATGGATATGAATGCACAACCGCAACCGCAAGATCAGGGCAATCAGCCATTTGGAGGGCAATAATGGCTGATAGAGAGGACACGACGGCAAATAGCAGATGGCAGCCTATCATGGTTGTGTTACGACAAGGGGGAAGGCTCGAATGCGGGTGTGGAGCGTTGGGCGTGATTATTCTGAGCAAGATAACTCCTGAGAACGATCATCAACTAGAAGAGTTTCAATGCTACTGTCAATCATGTTGGCTGAGTGAGTTGGAAGAAGCGGCAAAGAGGAAAGAGGAGGAAGCCTAATGCCACGAAAGAAATGCGTGCTTGTACCGCCAGACCCGCCAACATTCAGCGTCGAGATGCCCGATTGGCTCACGTGGTCGTATGAGTTGCACCTTGAAGGCTTCAAGACAAAGGTAGAGATCACGCACGCTGGCAAGATCATCACGCTTGCCAACATCCTGCCATGGGATGATTTCATTCATGGGCTAGCAACGGGCTGGTCATGCTATCCAGAACTGCACTGCAATGCTGACTTGACCACACTGCTTAATAGTTTTATCGAGCAGTGCATTGCTGACGGGCGGTACACGCCAATAAGGGAGAGCAAGAAGTGAGTCAAGGCAAGTTACTACAAACTATAGCTCATTTCAGGCGGCTCTTACTCCAGCGCAACGCACAAGCAGAGCAGGCGCTCACCGCTGCCTATCGCACGACGCTTGCCACGATCAAGCCACAACTAGACCACCTCTACCAACACATGCAGACACGGCGAGATGCGGGGGAAGATGTGTCGCTCAACTTTCTCTATGAAGCCAATCGGATGGAGAGGCTGACCACCTTTATTTCACACGAGGTTAATCAGTATGGCTCTTTAGCCCTCAGTCATACAAACACCTTACAACATCAGGCCATCACCCTTGGCGGGCAATCTGCGCTGTCTCAATTGCATTCCCTAGTGCCTGACGGCGTGCACTGGTCATTTGGTCGCCCGTCACCAGATGCCATTGCGAACCTTGTAGGGGCTAGCGCATCAGGAAGCCCCTTATCCGATCTGTTCAATGGCTTTGGCAAGGAAGCGGCTAAAGGGGTAAAGGATGCGCTGGTAACTGGAGTCTCATTGGGCAATAACCCGCGCCGTATTGCCCCGCAAGTTGAGCAGGTGCTACAGGTGCCTAGATACAGAGCATTAGTCATTGCGAGGACTGAAGCAGCAAGGGCATACAGAACCGCGAACTTACAGACATTCAAAGCAAACGATGATGTGGTGAAGCAATGGCGCTGGACAAGTGCAAAGTCGATACGCTCATGTGCGGCTTGCCTTGGCATGGATGGATCGTTACACGATTTGGATGAGGATATGGGATCTCACCCGTCTTGCATGTGCGTCATGTCACCTCTTACAAAGTCGTGGGATGAGATATTAAGCCCGTTAGGGATAGACACGTCTGATATCAGCGATACGCAACCAGAATATGAAAGCGGTGCTGATTGGTTTGACAAGCAGGATGAGAAGACGCAGCGAGGCATTCTAGGCAGTGATAAGGCATACGAGCTTTACGCATCGGGAACGCCTCTCAAGTCATTCGTGGGGCATGCGAGCGACCAGAAATGGGGAGACAGCATCTATCAGAAGCCCTTGAAAGACATGGCAAAGGGACAAACTTCGCAAGAACCCGCAACGAAGCCCAGTATGCCCGCATTCCCACAAGGGAAAGACGCACAAGATGTCTTCTTGAAGCAATCACAGGCGCATGCCATCCAATCACTGACCAATGCAGAAAGAGAGAGCGTCAAGGAATACACCTATTTGAACTATCGAGACATCAACCCCGCGCTGCGTCATCCTGAAGACGTAGCAAAAGAGGACCGGAAGTGGATCGATGAGGAGATAGCTAACCTTGATAAAGCCGTTGCTAAGGGGAGTGTCCCCGCTGATATGACCTCCTATCGAGGGATAGAGGCGTATGGAGGGACTCTCGATTTCTTCAAGCAAAACGTTGGGAACATCATTTCTGACAACGCCTTTCAATCGACCTCACTGGATAGGGAGCGGGCGAGCATGTTCGCTGATGAGGGCGGCGCTATCGTCAGTGTACGAATACCAAAGGGGACGAATGGCCTGTACGTGAGTCCCCTTTCAGAGTTTGATAAAGGAGGCGATACGGCAACACCGGAATATGAAATGTTGTTACCACGCGGAACGAAATACAAGATCGTAGAACATACACCGGCAACTGAGGCGGGGAAAGAGCACTTTGTCTTTGAGGTAGTACCATGACAAAAAAGAAAGTCAAGCCGCTTGGTGATCGATTCATCTGGCGTCAAGGGGATGTAAAAGTTGTAAAGAAAGGACGGTGAATATATATGGTCTTCCTCCTTTTTGAATTCATCGTGTTATTGGGCTTTGTCGTGCTCTTTGGCGATACGGCCATTAACGCCGCCATTGCGAAGAATACCATACGTGCTATCTGCTATGGCACGGTAGCACTCTTAGCCCTTATCCGCATCTAGAAAGGGAGTTATGGAGAAAGCTGAGCCACAGAGTGCGGTATGGGTAGAGGAGGGGAAGTACTTTGCCTGCATTGTCTCTAATCATATCAAGATACAACGGGAGTTCGCATCATGGGAGGAAGCAAGTACATGGCGTGCATCGCTGATGATCTTCCTACGGGATGCCTCCCTAGAAATTGAGAGCGAATGACTTATGAACGAGGAACAGCAACAGCCAACCTACCCGATAACCAACTACAACGTCATGACGCAGGGATTGATGATTAACATACAAATTTCACCCACGACCGCTATCTCCCATCTTGTCGCCAACGAAGCATTAGGGGAAATACGGCGTCTCTTGAAGGAGCGGGATAAGCAGCAAGAAAGCCAACTTGCTCTTATCCGACATGTCAACGCAACAAAGAACAATTGAGGAGGAATATGGGATTAGCAATTCTTCCTGTCCATTTAAGCGTGCTTGAAGCGGCGCTGCAACTGCCAGCAGGCTATCATCTGATAGTGGCTCAGCATGAGATGAATAGCCCTTTCGTGTCCATCCTTGTTGAGTCGGCTGATATTCCCCAAGCCCCGACTGCGCATCCGCTCCCAACGCTTGATCTTCTGGTCACTGAGCATTGGCATCCTGAAGATCATTCGTATCGTAAATACACAGCAGAGGTGAAGGTGAGAGAGGACATAAGGTGGCAAAGATAACCAGCAACCCGATAAAGAAGACCCACAAGCGACGCACACAGGATGAGATGAGCAAAGCGCTCGGCGTTCTTGACCAGCACCGCGATACACTGCACAGAAACGTTGACGATGAGCATGTTGACGTGCTCTATGACGCGGTGCGCGAACTAATGGAAACGCGGGCCATCCTTGCCAAACTGATGCAAGGCTTGAACTATCTGACCCTTGAAGCCCAGACGGGCATCAAAGCCATGTAATTCCTGACAAATACTTGACAGAATGAGAGGACGCACGTATACTTATGGCAACAGAACAAACCTCCCCTGGCACGGGCGCGACGCCCACCCCAGAGATGCCTGCGATAGGCACCCCGACTTCACCGAGCGCGACGCTCACGAAGCCAGCGACAACGCTAGAGGAAGCGTTAGCGCGGATTGCGGATTTAGAGCGGCACGCAGCCAATAAGGAAGAAGAGGCCAAGCGCCACGGCAAGAACCTCACATCAGCCGAGAAACGACTCGCTGACTATGAGGCGAAAGAACGCGCACAGCAAGAGGCCGCACTTTCAGAGGCTCAGCGCTCGGAGAAGCGGGCACTAGACGCAGAGCAATTAATTCAGCGATACAAAGACGATCTCATTTCAGCACGTGTGGAACTGGCCGCGCACAGCCTTGGCATTATCGACCCTGGCATTGCAGCACTTGCCATTAAAAGCACACTGGAATATGGTGATGATGGGTTGCCTACGAATGTAGACGATGCCCTCAAAGCATTAGTCAAGAGCAAACCCTATCTTGCGCCACCAAAACCCGCTGAACAAACACAAGCAACACCGCCTGCTACGCCTGCACAGACAGCGCACCCGCCAGCATACCAGACACCCGCAATTCCCGCTATGAATCCAGGCCGGTCCAGCATTGCCGCGCCCGGTTCCCTTCCTCCTGGTCACATCACACGCTTATCAGACCCAAGTGTGTTCAAGCGCCCATAGCCAGGGGTAGAGATAGATTGAAGGCTCCTGGCAAGAATACATGCCAGGAGTTAATTTTATGGCAATTGCAGCGAATTCGGTAAGCCTTGCGGATTATGCTCTCAACAGCAATAGCCCGTTAGTGCGTGCCGTCTCCTATTCCCTCATCCAAAACGACATCATCCTTCAAGATATCCCCCTCATGACGAAAAAGAGTATGATCGTCAATGGGGTCCGTTTTGAAGGCAACCTACCCTCTGTGAACTGGTCACAATTGAATGCCGAGGGCGTCACCACGAAGGGCACCCCCACGGCATACAGCGAGCAGGTCTATCTCTTACGCAACTACATCGACGTTGACCATGTGTTTGTTGAAGAGGAAAACCAGATCGTTGACCCGCGAGCCTCCCAGGTTGGCGCGTACATGCGGGCGTTTACCTACGACTTCAACGATAAATTTGTGAACAACAACCACATCACCGGCAACGCACAGGCCCCAGTCGGCATTAGAGCACGTATCGACAACGGCGCGACCTTTGGTGTTCGCAGCGAGAACAAGGTGAACGGTGGCGGCGTCGATCTCACCCAGGCCGCAGCCACGCAAGCCACCGCCAACAAGTTTATCGAACTGCTCGACCAACTCTTATGGTCCGTTGACTCCCCTACCGGCAGCGGTGTGATCCTCTACATGAACGAGGTCATGCGGCGTCGCTTCGCCTTCGTGATCCGCTTAATGGGCACTAGCGGCGGTTTCGCAACCACTCAAGACCAGTTCGGACGCACCATCGACATGTATAAGGGCGCCGTGATACGCGATACCGGCTATAAGGCCGATCAAAGCACACGCATTATCACCTCCACTGAGGATAGCGCGGGCGTTGACGCCTCCAGCACCTACACCAGCATCTACGCCGTGAACTATGGCGACGGGCATTTCAGGGGTTGGCAGTTTGGAGAGTTGACCGCGTTGGATTTGGGCCTCATCAACAACGGGGTCATTTACCGCACATTCATCGAATGGATAATTGGACTCGTAAATGACTCAACCCGCTCACTTGGTCGTTTGTACGGGATCAAACTCGCGTAAGGCGTGTAGGAATGGAGAACACCTATGGAACATAAGATGCAAGTTGAGGACTACACGTCACTACACGCGGATGTCAAAGCGGTTATGTCGCAAGATGTCCATGTGGGGCGTGTGTTAGGGGCGATGCTGCTCTATCTGGCCCATGCCCACGGGCTTGACCCGGCGCAGATAGAGGCCGATGCGGCGGCGCAAGCCCGAGCTTCCAAACGCGCACAAGAGGATAAGGACGCACAAGCCCTTGCCGATGTGCTTGTTGAGGTTCGCGCACTTGAGGATAAAGAGACGCTTACCCATGCTCAGATGGCTGCACGCAAGATCAAACGTGAGCAAGAGGATAAGGACGCACAAGCCGCAGCCGACGCGCTGGTTGCCACACGTGCGCAAGAGGACGCCGCCATTGCTGCCACGCTCGTGCCTGATGCATCGGCGAAAGAGCCACTTGTGAAGCCCGATCCCTACGCTCAATCGCACAAATCCAAGCCATTTATGAAGGAGGAATACCCCCATGCCAACTGACGCCCTTATCGCCCTACAGGCGGCGGTCACGAAGACGGCCACATTCAACGGCGCGGCGCTCATCTTGCCGGGTGGGACACCCCGCAGGGGACTCGTTGCGCGTGTCATTTACTCTGCCGCAACTCAGGCATCTGGTAGTGGGGTATGGACTTTTAGCATCGACGTCTGCTATGACGGCGTTCCAACGCTCTGGCTTGCCGACTTCGTAGCTCCTCCTATCACCCTTACAACTACGGCACAGGCAAATGAGATTTTTCTCCCGTTTTCCATCAGCCCCACGTCAGTCGCCAATGGTACTCAGGTCCGCCTAAGTGCTACACTGTCAGGCTCGCCTGTGACGCCCACAATTACATATAGCGCAGATATTGTACTTTCTAGGCCTTGATACCCGTACTGTTCCTATGAAAGCCGTGAAAAGGAGAATGATCCATGGATAACCTTCCCAAAGACAAGTCGTCTGCAAAGTCTCCCAAAGAGGGCGATACCGTGCTCTATACCGCGCCCGATGGTCGCACGCACAACGCTACCATCGACAAGCTTTCTGGCACTGTTGCTGATCTGACGGTCAATGTCGATGGCAATGCTCAGAAGGTGGCGGGCGCGTCCCGTAGCGAGCATGGCGGGCCGAACACCTGGGATATCGCATAAGGAGAACATGGGAGCATGGCAGTAAGAACGTCAATGGCAGCATTAATACTGCGAGTCAGGACGCTTATCAATGACACCTTACCGGTTGGCAATGGTCAGATATTCACCGACCAGACCATTCAGGATGTCATGGATGAGAGTCGCATGGACTTCAAGAATGTCATGCTCAAGCCTGCTCCCACCTTCACAACGGGCATAGTCCAGTATCTCGATTATTGGGCTGATTACGGCGGTGGTTGGGAAGACTCAACCACCTTCAAACAATGGCTCTCTTCGTCTGTCACTCCCTCTCTTTCCGAACCGATAGCAGGTCATTGGCAGTTCTCAGCGTCTACACTTCCCCCAGTGTACATTTCTGGTGCTGTCATGGACTGCTATCGAGCGGCGGCAGACCTGCTAGAGCGACAATCCGCGCAATGGCTTATGTCCTACAACATCGTAGTTGACGGGCAAAACCTGCAACGTAGTCAAGTGGCTGATGCCATGCAAAAGCTAGCGCGTTCGTATCGCATGAAGCAGAGGCCGGGCACTATCCAGGCCATCAGGACCGACTTGAACGCAACGCAGAGGCCCGATGAGGGATTGAGCGGACCTCGTTTTTACGATTACATGACAAAAGGCTAGAGGAGAAAGACACATGACGGCAAATACCAGCGAGTGGCAAAAGAATATTGCGGTCTTGTGCGACCTCTTGCAGCCGCCCATAGCCATTGCAGGCACCTTCACCGCGACGGCTACCAATCCGAGCGTGGGAACAGACGGCGCGGCTATCCCCACGTCAAGTACGCTTGTTGGCGCGTCTGATGGCACCAACCTTCAGCCGTTGCAAGTGGATGGATCGGGCAACCTCAAAATTGTAGGCAGTATCACCGCATCTAACCCAAGCGTCAGTACCGATGGGTCAGCCATACCAGCCTCATCAACCCTGATCGGGGCCAGTGACGGCACTCTCTTACAGCAGTTGCTTGTCGAGAGTGCAACCAATCGTAACCTACGCATAAGCCTCTACAGCGGCGCGAACGAGGCAACGATAAGCGGCGGTGCGCTCACTGTTGCCGGTACTGTCACGGCCAATGCAGGGACGGGCAACCATACCGTTGTGCAGGCTACAGGGTCAAACCTTCACGCCGTTCTTGACGCCTCAAGTGCAGTCATAGGGCACGTTATTGCAGACGCCTCTACCGCCGTGATAGGACATGTCATTGCAGACACAGGAAGTACGACGGCGGTAACGAGCCTTCCTGCTCTTCCTACTGGCGCGAACACCATTGGCAATGTGGGGTTGGTAACGGGCGCGGCCACCATAGGCGCGGTGACACAGGCATCAGGGCCATGGACAAGCAATCTTACCCAAATCAATAGCGCAGCCATCGGGGTGGGCAATCCATTCCTGACGAACGATATCGTGCGAGCCTATACACAATCTGCCCAGGGCTTTGCAGCGACCAGCGACAAGATTACTAGTTCGGTTGCTCAGAATGCGGGCGTCTTCCTGTTCAATCCCAATACCGCGAAAACGTGCGTGATTACAGCCATTCGCGTCTACAACACGGCTGCATCAGCGCAGCCACAACTGCGCACGATCACGACGGCACCGACAACCGGCTACACGGCTATCACGCCCATCAACCGAGTGATCGGCAATGCAGCAACAAGCCTGATGACATCGGGCTATAACGCGAATGTGGGCAGTATCACGGGAACCGCTATCGATACGCTCAACAGTTCAACCAATACCACGCTTGAATTCTGTCAAAACAACAAGGTGTACATCCTGCCACCTAGCTCTAATCAAGGCTTACTTGTGTGGTTTGCAGAAGGCGGCACGGGATCGTTCGGAGTCACGTTCGAGTATGTGGAGTACTAAATGCCTGGTATCTCTACAGTCACCGTGAATATGCGGATATGGCGAGATGGGCTTCTCGTTCACTGGGAGGTGAACAAACTCATCAGAGTAACAATTGACCTGAAAGAGTATCTCAGGCTTTCAGAGGAACAGGCGCAAAGTTTGCTCAAGAGGCTTGATGAGCAGGATAAGGCAGAGGTGACAAGCTAATGCCTGGTATGAATGCGGTCAGTGCCGCTGAAATGGCGGCTATACGCTCAGAAATTGCTAGTGCCGCGCTGGATTTGCCGTGTGTGATTAAGCGCAAGACGCAATCGAGAGATGCCTATGGGACGGCAACGGAAACATGGGCAACGGTGGCAACGGTCAATGCGGGTGTCTCTTCGCCTTCTATGACGCACCTACAAAACTTTGCCTACTTGATAGGCAGCAGCATCACCTACCAAGTAAACCTGCCATACGGGCAAGATATCCAGGTTGACGACCATTTAGAGATGGGGTCAGACATCCTTGTAGTCCAGGTCGAAATCTCACAACAGTCCTATTCAGCCGTCAGCACGGTACTTGCTAGCAAGGTTGAACACAGTGGATAGCTATAACCATTTCAATAAATTAGCACAAGCGTTGCCTGGCGTGCTCTCGCAAGTGGTGAGAAAGACGGCGTTTGATGGGCAAGGGCATATTCAGGAGCAGATACGAGCCAACGACCAAATAGACACGGGCTTCATGTTCAATAGCGTCTATGTCGTGACCAGTGAGGAGACAACGTACAAGGGAGGTGCAGAAGCTTTGCCACCAGTTGACAAGCCTGAAAACAATCAAGAGGCATATGTAGCGGTAGCAGCTAAATATGCTCAGTTCCCTAATTACGGCACAAGGTTCCAGCCCGCTAAACCCTTCTTTGAGCCTGGAATGGAGAAGACGCGCAAGGGTTTCGATCAGGCCATCGCTGCCATAGAGAAGAAGTTGAAAGAGGCGAGCGGCTCATGAGTGTCATCGAAACGGGGCTAGCTTTGCAGTGGCTCACATCCACACTGCTCAATGATGCAACACTTACCAGCCTTGCGCCGGGAAGCGTTTGGCGAGGGCTTGCCCCGACGAGTGTGACCACATACCCGTTTTGCGTCTACAATTTTCAGGCCGGTAGCGATCTGCTCACCTTCAATGTCACCCGTATCTGGTCAAGCCAACTCTTCCAAGTGCGTTGTGTAGGGCCAGCAAGCAATACGGCGGGCATCATGAATGCAGCATCACGCGTTGATGCACTTCTAGGGAGAACATCAGGCACCCCAACGGGCGGGATAATTTACGCCGCATATAGGGAATCACCTCTCTTGCTAGAGGAGTTAGTCAACGGCGTTCTGTTTTCATCTATCGGCGGTTTGTATAGATTGCTTGTACAACAGGCATAGTAACATTTTTATTGTCTTTTCGTATCTCTTGCTTAGCACCTGGGATGGCTCAGATGTTAGGCTGGGGGTGATGGAAGGAGTCATACATGGCAGAAGTTGCCACAATTAACCAAAAGGTACAAGTCGGCGTTGAAACTACATCTGGTACTTCTGTCGCCGCAAGCAAGCAAGTTAACTGTTTTACGTGGGCTATGGGCGTTGAGGCTGATACGAAGTTTTACATGGGTACAGGTCGTAAATATGCCAGTACCGCCGTTGAAAACAAGGAATGGGCATCGGGCACGTTAGACGGACCTTTAGACTTTAACGCGCTTATCTATCCCTTGAATGGAGCCATGGGCGGCATCTCTGCCGCAACGCATGGCACCTCCGCCACCGCGAAGGATTGGATATTCACGCCCCCCTTGACCGGGAATGCAGCACCCAAAACGTTCACCATCGAACAGGGCGATGCAGTACGCGCACACAAGTTCAGTTACGGGTTATTTACCTCATTCAACTACAAGGGCACGCGAGATGAATTCACGTGCAATGCTGACCTCATCGGGCAATTGGTGACGGACGGCATTACCATGACGGCCAGCCCGACGGCGGTGGCGCTCTCTCCCATGGCTAGTAAGCTCTTTAGCGTCTGGATCGATCCGACCAGCGGCGCACTGGGCACGACGCAGTTTACCCGTATCATCAGCGTCGACTACAGCTTTGCCAACATCTACACGCCCGCGTGGTTCATCAACCGCTCAGTCACCTCATGGGCAACGCATATTGATACCGCGCCAACCTGCACACTCAAGATCATGATGGAGGCCGACGCGGCAGGTATGGGACTACTCACCAGTCTACAGGCGGGTACCACGCAGTACGTGCGTATCCAGGCGGTAGGCGCTCAGATTGCGGCAGATGGCCCAGGCTCAGTGCTTGCTACCTTCACACACGATATGGCGGTGAAGTTCCAGAAGCCGACCCGATGGCAGGATCAGAACGGCATTTTCGCCATTGAGTGGGATGCGCAGATCGTAGAAGACACGGCATGGGGCAGTGGAACGGCTCAGACGTTCACATTAACAAACCTGCTCACAGCATTGTAGAAGGGGCTTTATGCCAGTAAGTTTAGCAAAGATCGCGGCCAATGTCGCATCGGTCTCTTTCTCCTATGAGGGCGACTCTATCACCATCGCGTACTATCCAGGGCGCATCACGGCCAAGGTGCTGATTGACTTGCAAGCGTCACGTACACGGGCGCAAGAGGATATACAGGATGGTATGACCCTGCTCACGGTGACACTGTGCAGCATTATGAAAAGTTGGGATGTGTATGAAGACGTAGAACAGACGGTCATGCTACCACTTGAACCGGAACGCATGGAAGAGTTGCCTTTGCCATTTATCAATGCCGTGGGCGGGGCCATCATGGGGGATATGACGGGGGAAGTGACAGCGCCTCAGACAGCGACGAGTTAACGCAACTGAGGCGCTACATAGCAACAGATGGCAAAGTGGGGAGTATGCCAGAAACGTACCATCTCATTGCAGCGGCGAAATACCTGAATACCACGCCATGGGAGTTATTGGAGAGATCAGTATATTGGAGTGATAAGGCATTGCTTTACATGACAGCAGAGGCGCAAGGGCAAAAGATCAAAAAGCAGCATCAATAGAGGGCATATGAGCGTAACGGTCTCGCAACTCATAGGGAAGGTCAGTATAGAGGGGGTTGAAACTGCAAAGCGGCAACTCTCGGATGTGCATAGCCATGTTGAGAAGACCTCATCAGGCTTCAAGGACATGCTCAAAAACGCGTTGTCCTTCGCTGGTGGACAGGCCATATTTAACGCCGTTGGGAACTCTCTAGGCTTCCTCAAGGATCAGATGGTTGATGTGGTCAAGGCGGGGATGGATCAGGCCGCCTTGAATGCCCAGACCGTCGCCGCGCTCAAGAGCACACACAATGCCGCCGGGATGACCGCCGACGCCATAGGCAACCTTGCGGATAGCTATTCCCACCTTACCACGTTCTCAGATGACACGATCCAAAGTGCTGAGAATATGCTGCTCACCTTTACCAACATCGGCAAGAACGTCTTTCCACAGGCCACGAAGACCGTTCTTGACATGAGTCAAGCATTAGGACAGGATACCAAGTCTAGCGCCATTGAGTTGGGTAAAGCGTTGAATGACCCATTAACAGGTATCACGGCTTTGCAACGTGTGGGCGTCACGTTTGATACAAAGCAAAAAGACCTGATAAAAACCTACATGGCGCATAATCAGGTGGCAAAGGCGCAGGCCATCATTCTTCAAGAGCTACAGAAGGAATTCGGGGGGAGTGCAGAGGCGGCGGGTACGACGTTCGGTGGGCAGATGAAAATCCTGGGCAATATCATCGATCAAGCAAAGGAAAAGATAGGGACGGCCCTCTTGCCCGTACTGGCGAAATTCGGTGATTTTATCGCAAAGAATATCGTGCCCGCCCTCATCAAGTTCGCCGACTTCCTCTCATCACCCGCATTCATCAAATTTGCTGGACTGATCGGGGATAAGGTCATAGGGTCCTTAAAGCTCTTAGGCCAGTTTCTTACTCCCATCATCACCAGTTTCATGAACATGGGGAAGTTCATCACTCCCCTGATTGCTCAATTCTCCAATTGGGCAGAGAAGAACCATATCGTGAGTCTCGCTATGGGGCTGGTCAACACGGTAACAAAGACGCTCAGTGACATATTCGCCCAACTCTCTAAGGACTTTGGGCCGCTTATCCAACAGTTTATCGTCTGGGCTGACAAGAACCATGTGGTTGAGGGGGCTATCCAGGCCCTCAAGATCGGCGTGCAATTCCTGGGTGAAGTGATTAAATTCGCCTCGCCCATCATTGCCAGTATGGTCGCGCAACTGGGCAAATTTGCCACTGAGATATTTACAAGATTGCAACCCATCCTTACCAATCTAGCAAAGTGGTGGAAGACGAACTGGCCACAATTCAAACTCATCTTTGAAGGAACCTGGACGGCTATCGGGGGCATCCTCAAAATCGCGTGGTCACTGATATCCGGTATCATCAAGGTCGGGCTTGATTTGCTGAGCGGTAACTGGTCACAAGCCTGGACAGACATGAAAGAGATGTTTACCGGCATTTGGGACGGTATCAAGCAATACCTGCAAGGTGCGTTAAAGTTCCTAGTTGGCCTCTTCCATCCTCTTCTTGAGGCAATTGCGGGCATCCCAGGCCCAATAGGCGACATGGCAAAGAGCGTGCTCAAGAACTTCGATAACATGAATAAGGGGTCACAGCAGTCCGTATTGGAAATGAAAGCGGCAACCCTCTATCACACGGCGCAACTAGCCATAGCCGCCACGCAAAACTACGAATACATGCGTCAGCAGTTGATAGCGAAGATGAAGGATACCAAGGATAAGACGGTACAGCACGCGCTGGACATGAAGATCAAGACCATAGAACACTTAGAGGAGATGCAACGACAAGCAGCCATCAAAGCCTCCAACATGGCGGATAAGGTGACACAGCAAGCCAAAAACATGAAGGATGATATGGTTGGGAATTCGATCATACCCGATATGGTGGGCGGCGTGCTTGACTGGCTAGGGCGTATGGCCAGCGGGGCATCAGCGCCCATCAAGGCATTCTCTAACAATATTATCGATATGCTCAACAATGGCATACGAGGCTTCAATGACTTCACAGGCGGGGTGCGCTCAGCAGTCAACAGCGTAGCGAAGGCGTTCGGCATGGATAACGTCGTGCCAGCCATCTCCATAGACCTCATCCCCCATTATGCTCGCGGGACACGTGGCCATCGCGGCGGGCCTGCCATCGTTGGTGAGGAAGGGCCTGAAATGGTCATCTTGCCTGCTGGCTCCGCCGTCCTCTCTCATCCTCAGACCATGGAAGCGTTACGCCATAGCCAACACAGGAAAGGCGTTCCCAACTACGCTGCAGGCACCGATAACTCGAACATCCTCATGGAAGTCATAGGCTGGCTATCGGGTGGCGCGTCCAGCATGCTCGATCACATCATGGGCGATATGGGTATCAAAATCCCCCACCTGTCAGGCGTCATGGGACAAATCGCCGGGGCCATGGTCAACAAAACCAAAGACTTCGTTTTGCACTGGATTAACAACCTGTTCTCTAACCCCACAAGCGGCATGTTCGCCATGGTGCCTGGGCTTGGCGGCACGAAGGGCGGCAACTGGCTCAACTATCCACAGAACATCTTTTACGGCAACCCCAACCAGGACGCGAACTTAGGCGGAGCACACGACATCGACCTTCAAGCCCCATTCGATACCCCGATAACGAGCATCTTAGGCGGTATCGTCTCCGATGTGAGCTATCCATCATGGGGCGCACAGGTGGGTATACAGTTAGCCCAACCGTATAGAGGCGCTCCCTACATGGCCTTCTTGCACCTAGACGCGGTAAACCCCATGTTGCGCGTTGGCATGCCGATAGCCCCTGGGACGTTGGTTGGCTGGTCTGGAGGCGCGAACAATTGGGGACAGGTGACCGCCAACAACCCAACCGGAACACACTTTTTGAACACCTCTTACATGTCAAGTGGGCCTCAGATTGGTATTGCGCTCATGTATGGGCCTCGCTACGGGTCGGGCGCGGGCTTCCCTGGTATCTCAGGCAACCTTGACCCAATGCCCTTGATTAGAGCGGCTAGAGGCTTTGCTAGAGGGACAAGTTCTGCCCCTGGTGGCTGGTCATGGGTTGGAGAGGAAGGACCGGAACTCAGGTATGTGAGGCAAGGGACAAAAATACTCTCGCATGGGCAAAGTATGCAGGCTATGCAGCAACCGATACAAGTGCATGTCGATGTGCATCTTGACGGCGCACGCACGACAAGGCAACTCATGCCCCATATCACCCAAGCGATACGGCGGGCAACATCGAATAGAAGGATATAGCGAATGAGAACGGTCACTGTCGATGGAAGTGTTGTCAACGTCATGGCGGGTAGTTTGCACGTCTCGCGTGCTGTCGGGCGCACAACCACTGCCGCATGCAACGTCTGGAGTGATACGAGCGTTCACTTCAGGACACATGCACAAGTCACCATCACCGATGATACCGATGCCACCGTCTTTACCGGCTATATTGAAAACCCTGATGAAACTCAGCCTGGATTTTCCCCAACGCTAGAGCACACACTCACCTTTGTTGACCAGTGGTGGCTCGCTCAAAAGCGCAGAGTAGCGGCTAGTTTCACGAACCAGACGGGCGGGGCCATTGCGCGGTACATGATCACCAATGTGCTCGCGGCGGAAGGGGTGACAATAGGCCAGATTAACGACGGCGCAACGCCTGGGGCGGGCCTCATCCCGCCGTTTACACCGGGGAATAGCGTCGGTCTGATACCGGAAGCGACGTTTAGCTACTGCACGGTAGCAGAGGCGCTAGACGCCTGTGTACAATCCATATCCGATAGTGGCGTGCCCTTCTATTGCATGATCGACCAGAGCAAGAAACTCTATTTCGTGCCCTATACCGCTATTGTCAACGCTACCCTCATAGATGGGACACAGGTTGAAGACGTGCCAAGTGTGCATAGGGCCAATCCGACGTACAGGACGGCGCAATTTGTATTAGGTGGCACTGAGAAGACGGTACAGCAGGATGAGTCGCGCAAGGGGGATAGCAATACCATTGCGTGGCCGATGAAGTTCGCGCTTTCAACGGTGCCGACTATCACCGTCAACGCGGTAGCGAAAACCGTAGGCATCAACGGGCTAGACACCGGGAAGGATTTCTATTGGAGCAAGGGCGATCCCAACATCACGCAGGATAGCGCGGCCACGAAGCTTACCAGTAGCGATACCTTGCGTGTCTTGTACTATGGCCAATACCCCAACGTGACGCGATTGCAGGATAACTCATTGGTGACTGCGCAAGCCGCCATTGATGGGACAAGCGGCATTATTGAGGATGCCGTAAGTGACAGCACGCTGACTAGTTCATCTTCTGCCCTTGCGCGTGCAACTGCCCTCATGGCGAGATACGGCATACAGAACGTTGCGGTTCTCTCCTTTAGCACGCTGCAATCAGGCTTTGCCCCTGGTCAATTAGTGACGGTGAATTTGCCACAACACAACCTCAATAGCGCCCAAATGCTGATTGAAAGTGTCGATATGAGCGATAGCGGAGATAATTTCAATCTGAGATATCAGGTCAATTGTGTGCTAGGGCCTGCTGATAGCACATGGTCAAGCTTCTTCTCGAAACTGTTCGCAACGCCGCAACTTGCCAACGCCGTCAATATCGGGCTGACGCAAGCAACCACGATCCTGCAATCCTTTAGTGCGACGGTTGCCCCTAAAGCCACGCTTGCCGTGCTCTGTATCAATTGCCCGATTGTCGATGTCGCCGTATGCGGGCCTGCTACGATAGTTTGTTGAGGGAAATGTCTTATGAGTTATGCAACCACCGTGCTCGCTGATAACCCGCTGATGTACTTGCGCACTGGAGAGGCCAGCGGCACAGTAGCGGGCGATACCTCTGGCAATGGGCGAACGGGCACCTATGCCGGGTCAGGCGTCACCTATGGCGTTACAGGGGCCTTAGTGAGCGATACCGATACGGCGGTGACATTCAACGGGACTACCGGCAAGATTGATATAGCCAACCCAACCACGGCAACGAGCAATGTGACGCTGGAATATTGGGCAAAGCTCCCCTCATCAAGCATCAAAGGCGGGGGAATTAAACTTGGTCCTGATGCCAACGGCTATGGCATCGGATTTGGGTCTGGTGCGTGGGATACCAACGGAACAGTTCCAATCTACTTACGCGGTGGCGTTGGATGGACGGTCTCACCCGGTGGCGCGGTTTCTACGGGCGTATGGCACCATATTGTGCTGGTCTTAGACGGCTCAGGCCAGCCCAACTTTTACGTTGACGGGGTTGCTTTGGGCGCGGTAGCAGTAGCAGCACCGTCAGCGCCTACGGCAACCGGGTATGTGGGCAGTGATGCAACGGGGACGCGTTTTCTCAACGCTTCCATGGATGAAATAGCCGTGTATGGAACTGCGCTCAGTGGGGCGCGTATTGCAGCACATTATAACGCCGGGGCGTTCCCTTCGTTCCTCATGACTACGTTGGGACACAACCTTTTGAGGGACGGGCAATCTGGGGCCAATAACGCGCTTATCAAGTATATCGCCTTTGGCACTGGTAGCGCCGCTCCAACCATCGGTGATACGAAATTGGTTGCTGAGACTTTCCGTAAAGCTATCACCTCTTTCTCGAATGGTGCTAGTACAGGTGAATTGCTCTCGAATATGTACCTATCGCCTGCTGATGCGGTAAGTTACTCAATAAGTGAAGTAGGTATCTTTGGTGGCAGTAGTGCATCTTCTGCACTCAATAGCGGGGTACTCATAGCACGCGGTTTATTCACGCATACTCATGTAGCAACGGAAAGCATTATTTTCACGTATGACAGCATTGTTTAGAAAGGGGCTAGCATGGGGGCTTATACAAGAACCACGTTCACATCAGGGGTCAGTACTATCACAGCGGCCTATCTGAATGGCGTCGAGACGTTTATAGACACCATGGATGACGCCAATATCAATGCAGCGGGCGGCGGGCGCTTGAACGTGTTGACGCTCGGCTTTACGACAGGCACAATCACCCGCATGAGCCGATTTAGTGGAACGGGGAGTGTGACGGCGGCGGCGCACGGATTAGGGGGCACGCCTGATATCATTCTCTTCAACTACGCTGGCAACTTTGGCAGCCCGCCCGACCATCCAATCTACTACTACAACGAAGGCTCAAGTACCGTGCACGTCGTCGCGGATAGTACCTACTTCTGGTATGGGCTAGCAATCAAGTTCTAGAGGTTCTATGGCGAAAGTAACATACACATCATACTATTCGGGTTTCATTGACGGTGATGGCACAAAACCGGTAAATTCGGCTTTTCTTAATCTGCTCGAAACCTTTCTTGTGGCGGGCTGGTTTGATAGTGCCATCACCTCCAATGGGTCGGGGGTGCTCACGGCGTCGGGGTTGGTGACGGCGGGCACGCTTGCGGTAGTAGGCATCACCAATACAGGATCGACCACAACGGCGGGCATAACCAATTCGACCACCTACAACAACTCGCTTGCCGGTACGACGGTCAACGGGGCCACGTCGGGAAGCGTGACGCTGTATCAAGATTTCATCGGCAATGTCAAGCGGGTGATGATCTACGAAACCAACTATCGCAGCGGCGGCGCGGCGCAGACGATAGCCCTCCCTACGGCCTTTACCAAGGGGGCATACATCAGAACGGGCGGGATCGGGGTAAGTGGATCGGGTGGGTTACAATTGCTGGCCTCGGCGGCTGCTCAAAACCTCAACATTATCACAACCTGGGCAGCGGGCGGTGGCAGCGTCACGACGCAAACCACTATCTACGCCTATTCTAGCGCAGAGATGACCACGGCCTTTGATACCGTCTCATTCCCAATCAACACCACATCTGCACATACAGCATTCATACTCATTGAAGGGCAGTAAGGAGAATAACATGCCATTGCCTTGCTATTCAGTAACTATGGGATATTGGGGACAAACACTTCCCCAGCAGGCTATTCATGATCTGCTTGATTTATCAGGTGGTCATCCTGAGAGGATTATGTTGCGCTATCAGGCGGCAATGGGGCGTGTTACCGCCAATTGGGGCATCTACGATACAGCGGTTGCGCAGTGCAATGCGGCGGGCATCCCCATCTATCTCTGTTGCAAACGTTTTGACGGGGCCAGCGTGACCGGGCACGCCACAACGAGCGAGATAGCAGCGTTCGCCAGTGCCGTTGCGACGCGCTACAAGGGCAAACTTGCGGGTATAGAGATCGGCAATGAGGATTATGGGTATAGCGACTTTGGGGCGCTTGCTGATGCGATGCTGGCCTGCTATGACAAGTTGAAGCAGATTGATAGCAAGATGCTTGTGTTGCCGGGTTGTACATTGCAGCGCAATACCACCAATCTCAAGCAAGCCTTGACGGTGTTATTGAGTCGGGCGGGCCATGTTGTTGATGGTACAAATGTGCATACCTACTTTGGCATTCCAGGGACGGGAAGCCATACCCCGCAAGATGGCAGCGTTGGCAATACGCCGTCATTCCCGCAATACATTCAGGCTGTACAGGAGGTGTGCAAGGCGCAAGGCTTCCCCGGCATGGGGATTTACGATACAGAGTTCGGGTTTGCCAGTACCGGCGTCAACCATGGGAATGTGCTGGTCTTCAACGAGGCCGATCAAGCAAAGCACATGCTCTATTGCCTGGATACGGCGCGGACCATGGGGGTGAAGCACATGAGTTGGTTCACGCTCGGATACCATAGCCCGCCTGATGGCATGTCACTACGTCAACCCCATGGCCCGACGCTGGCATACACGGCATTGAAGGACTACATAGCCAAGTATCCAACGTGGGGAAGTGCTACGCCACAGCCACCAGACCCTAACCCGCAGCCCGTTATCTCGACCAAGCAGCACATTCTTGACCTGCTGCGCACCGCAAAGACGCTCTCACCGATAGCCGCCAATCAGTGTATTGATCAAGCTATCGGGCTTCTCAACACGCTCTAAAGGAGGTTCTCTCATGCTTGCTTTTCTCTTCAAGTTAACGACCCTGCCGTCGGTCACGTTTGCATTTATCGCTATTGCGCTGCTCACAACCCACGCATGGGGCTACTATGGCAGGCGTGCCGAGAACTCTGGGTATTGGCTTCTCGCCCTGCTCGCCTTCATATTCGGGATATGCGCAGTGATTGGCTGGTTTTTCTACATGTTTGGGTAGGGGATATTCAGAGGCAGAACGCCCGCAACGCAGCAGATATCTATCCGCGAGTTCTTAGAGCGGGTCATAGACGAGAGGAAGACTATGCAGCAACCACCGACACACCAGCCATCGGATCAGTCTTCTGCGGTCATGTACCGTGTTGAGTTACTTGCACAGAAGTTAGACATACATGAGCAAACACTCAGCGAGATCAAGCAACAATTCACGAACTTTGTGCGCGTGCGAGAAAATGAACTCTTGCTGCTTAATCTCCAAAACAAAGTGACGAAAGTTGAGTTGGACATCGTAGACAACAAGCATGAGCTTGAAGCTATCAAAACCAAAATGCAAATCGAGGATATCGCAGCACAGCGTCGACAGTCTCAGTTACAAATCGACGTGCTCAAATGGGCAGTTGGGTTGGCCGTGACCATCGGCTTGCTCTTTCTGGCGGCTTATGCCACTCATATCATCCATTGAAAGGGGGTGCAATCATGCGCGATCCAAGGTTCACGCGTGCCTATGTTCGCATTATCGTGATCGCGCTGCTCCTGATCCTGCTCTTGCTAGGGGGCTTCCAAAGCATTTGGGTGTTCGCTGGATCTGCAAGTAGCATTATGGTGCAAGTGGGATTGCAGCGAACACGGGGGCAGGCCATAGCGAAGGATGTACTCATCCTTGCCTACCGCCCAGAGAGTGAGCATATCCAGGCGATTAGTGAACTCCAAAACGCCCTCCCACTTTTTGAGCAGACACAAAAGGGTCTGCAAGTGGGGGATAGTTCATTGATGCTGCCGAACCGCATTGCCGATGAGATTGTGCAGTTGGTTGCGGCAACACAACCAGATTTCGTATCTATCGACACCGCCGTAAAGGTCATTCTTGCTCAAGTGCATGCTCATCCCGATGCCCCCATTGATCCGACGCAACGAGATATCATTCTCGCTCATGAACACGGTTATGTGGTAGCAATGAGCGCCGTGAATAGCGCATGGCAGGCACGGATAGAGAGCGCGTTCTTGCACCTCTATGAGATAGAGACCGGGCATGTCGTTGTGCTTATTGCGCTCATTGGAGGCAATTACTTCTTCGTGACACGCCGGATCTACAACCAGCTCGTTGAGGAAGCCAAGACAGAGCAGAAGGAGACCTCATGAACATTATCGATGGGTGGATTGACACGGCACTTGAAATAGACTACGACAATAAATCTATGTCCAGGCAAGGGCAAAAAGTCACACACATCTGTCTCCATGGTACGGCTGGAGGGACCAGTGCAGAAGGCATAGCCCACTACTTCCATGATAGCCCTGTACAAGCAAGCGCACATATCATCATAGGGACTGATGGGCATGTAGTACAGGGCATGAGTCTCGACGATGCTGCATGGTCCAACGGAATTATCCTTCATCCTCGTATCCCGTGGGATGCATCAATTAATCCTAATCTCTATACAGCTTCGATAGAGCACGTGAAAGCCAGTACTGACAATTCCGATGAGTTGACCCCTGCTCAGAAGCTCGCCTCATTTCAGGTGATCGCGGCGATATGTGACTACTACGGCATAGCAAAACGGCGCGGTGATGTCCATGGGGGAATTATCAGCCACGCAGATCTAGACAGTGTGAACAGGGCCAGATGCCCCGGACCTTACCCATGGGATGAACTTATGGCCTTCCTTACCGGCTCACCAGTCACGATAGGAGAGGATACCACTATGCTACAAATCACCGATCCATTTGCAGCCACCTATTTCGTTGATAAGGGCGGCGGGCGCTGGCATTGCACAAAGACACAGGTTGATATCATCGGGGGCATTCTTGCCTTCTACAGAGCCATTAACGGGGCTGTACGCTTACCCCTCACTGGTGAGCAATACACGATCCCTGGTGTCGTGTGGCAAGTGTTTGAAAGTGCCATTCTTGTGTATGACCCTCAGAAGAAACTGGACAATCCTACCGGCTCAGGCCCATGCTACTTGGCAAAGTTGGATAGCCCACTTGCCAAATCCATCCTTGCGACCAGCACGCTCGACCTTGCCGCGATCACCAACCATGTGCAGGCCATCATGACGCTGTTGGGCGGGAAGCCATGAGAGGAGAAAAGCCCTCGGCCATCGTGCTTGATGCTTACTCAATGCCGATGTATCCAGAGTTTATAGCAGCATGAAATTGTTGGGAGGGAAGCATGATTGGTCTCGACACACTAGAAAATATGCTCATTGTACTCGGCGTGCTGGTCATTATTGGCACGGTACTGGTCATTGGGTGGAACGAAGCACGAACGCGGGCGCGGGTTGAACAAGAGCTAGAGAAGGATGAGACAAACCCCGCGAGACTGAACCATAAGGGGGCATCATGAACGATTTAGCGCCCATTGTCAGCCCGTTCCTGATGCTTGTGGCAACGTATCTGAGCCATAAGCTTCGCGATATGGATAAACTTCCACACGGCGTTAATATCGCGTTAACGCTTGGGTCAATCCTGGTCTTGTTTGGTTTGGATTACTGGTTGACTGCTGATGTGACGGGGGACTTAAAACAGAACGTGGTTGTGGGTATTGGTCTGCTCTTATCGCTCATCTCAGGCGGGCGGGAGTTGTACGTGTTGTGGCAGATACTTGATGACTCGCCCTCACCGCTGGTATCGCAGGATGCACCCCCGCCTGTCATTCTCACGAAGAAGCCGCAAGCCGCGACCACCGATGAGCCTCAGCCGATTATCTTGAAAGACGCTACCGGGGGGCAAGAGTGACACGTGAGACGTGGGAGAGGATCAAGACGGGCGTGCAACTGGTCATCATTGGGGTGGTTGTCGTGCTGTTCTGGCTGCTTATGGCATTCTTGCTCTTTGCAGCGGGTGGGCCAGTGCATTAAGACGCCCGCTAGACATCAATCTAGCGGGCGTCTTGTTTCTCTCTTTAGAAGCCGTGTCGCTTTGCCTCTTCCACATCTTCTTCCGTATAGTAGAAGACTCCTGTAATTGGTGGATGCTCCGCAGAGAATTGCTCTACCAGGGCTTTTAGTTCTGCTCCGGCCTGCTCTCTTTCTTCATCTGAGAGCGTTTCATCGTTCCATGCGGCGCGTAGTGGGGCCTGAGCCTCTAAAAATTCGCGATCTGTCATTCTTTTTCTCCTTCATCTCGAACTTTGTTCCTGGCATAGAGGTTGCATAGAGTGCTCCTTACTATGGCTCAAGAATGCTCTCTACGGGGATCGAACCCGCGTGACGACTTTGAAGGAGTCGCAGCCTGACCACTAGCTGAAGAGAGCGCATACCCGCTACCAGATTTGAACTGGTGTCTGTTGCTTGAGAAGCAACCATCCTAACCCCTAGACGAAGCGGGCGAGATGTCTCTCTGCTCAAAGAGAGACGAGACTACTACTGGCGCACGGTAAAGCGCCGCACTGCGTAAGGTTGACCATCCTTGCGAATACAATCAGGGCCGCTATCAGGAACGATCAAATCAACTCGATCCTGCACGTCGGGATGAGCAAAGATCATCGTGCTGACAATATACAAGGTGTCTGTCTTCGGATCAGGCAATCCACTCACCGGGCCGTACTGAGTCATGCTCATCGGTACGCCGTCGATATGACGTACAACCTGTGGGGATGTGCGCACAGTGGCTCGATCCCCAGAAGGATCAACAGTCAAAATGATCTGATCCTGCGCATCCGCCACTCTCACGGTATGCGGGGTAAGGTTGACAAAGTTCATGCGTTTTATCCTTCCTGTAGTGCTGCTTCTATCGCAGCGTTCTCAGCTTCAAAATCCTTTTTCGCGCTACGAAGACGATACTTTGCGAGTGCCGCCGTGTATGCCTGCTCAGTTGTGACGCCCGCCTGTTGAGCAAGGTAGGCAACCGTCGAGTCAAGATCGCGCTGGTCCTGGTCATGATGCCATTCCTGGCAAGAATAGTAGACAAGATCGGCCAACTCTGAAAGCATGTCTAGCCTGCTCTTTGTGGCTTTCGCCTCTGTGAACTCCTGGTATTCGTGCAAGAGTTTGATCCTGATGGTGTCAAAATCCTGCAAGTGGTCTTCGCCGCGCTGCTGCTTGGCGATGGTATGCGCAATCTTGATAAGTTCGTCTCTTGCTTGCGCTGCGTCCATGTCCTTCATCCTCCTTGTCTCAAGTGTAGCAGCGGTTTCGCTGGAACACATCAGAGCTAGCTATGAATTTTCTCAGTAGATAGAGTAGGTGTTCATACTGGCACCTCAAACACATTATCAAAGTGATCTCTGAGCAGTTGATAGGCTTTTTCTCTATCCCCTGGCTCATTGCGCCGTATCACGTCTTGAGCCTTTTTGTATGCCTTGAATGCCTCTTCACTGAGGTTACTGCATCCCCCCCCTACCCCATTGAGATCATTGCTCAATCTGCGAATAGTGCCAGAAGCATCGCCCTCATCATTGTAGAAGCGGAGAGCATAGCGCTCTCTCACCATTGGCTCAGTAGCCAGTTTCTCTAGCTGGCTACGTAACCATGTCTCAAGCCCCATATTTGCAGCGCTGGCTTTCGCCTTGAGCGCTGCATAGACATCATCAGAGACATCACGAATAGAGATTGCGGCCATACTTATACCTCTCTCACAACGGCTTCAAGCATCCCCTCGATCTCATCCTCATCATAGCTTTCTTCCACTTCCTCATCGCTCATTTCTAGCATATCTGCGTTCTCTACCTCCTCATCGGTCAGCCGTTCCGCGCCGTGGGCATTCGTCCAGCCTTCACGCTCTCCCCAACTTGAACGTACCTCGTAAAAGTTCCCCTGGTACGCAATGACACCCTTTGTTGGGCCATCCCAGGAGGGAGAATAGAAGATCACTTCGGAAAGTTTTACCATGGCTTTTCTCCTCTCAATTGCTAGCATTGCTATCACTTCCACTAGTATACGCTAGCAATGCTAGCAAAGTCAACGAATATCTGTTCCAATTTCAGCATCTCCAAAATATTCATCACGACGCCCAAATCCTGACAAGAGCCTGACATTATGCTATACTTGCCCAGACTGAGCGGGCGCTTTGATCGATTGTTTGAAAGCGTCACAAGAAGGAATTACCTATCCATACCTCATCTACCAACCGCCTGCTCAGTCTCTCTCTTCCCATCACCGCTCACTTGTGTTATAATCCGGGTGTCTCGGACGTCGAGACGAAGACAGAACCCGAAAAACGAAAAAGCACAAGCATACCTGATTCACTTTTCTACACACAAAGACGCTGCCACCTGGGGAAGCTGGCAGCGTCTTTGCTTTGGCATCGTGATGCGCTCAGTTTGGCTTGACACTCTCCAAAATCTGTAAGAAAGTTTGCTGAGAAATCCAGACCTGTATAGCCGGCGTCTCCCCCTCTCTCCCAATCTCATCTACTTTGCGCATAACATCCTCTGCCCAGTCAGGCATGGCGTAATGCTCTGTAGATGACACAGGCTCAACCCATGGTTCATCGTCTTCCCAGACGGTACGCAGGATATCGCCATACCCGCCAATCTCCCAATCTTCAGGGACCGGCCACACCTCATTGAGATAGCAAGCGAGAGGACAGTACAGTTGATTGTTACTCCGTCCAATGGCTTCGATCTTCCTGATTTCGCCATAGCCCGTACTTTTTGCTATCCAGGGGGCAACGGGATGCGCCATTGCCCATATATAGACCTTCTCCCAAGAGAACAGATCACCTAACGCCTGCTGCGTCGGGTCGGCATCGAGATCCTCAACCACCAAATGCCCTTCGCGTCCAGTTTTACGCATCGTCATGCAAGTACCTCCTCCTGAAAAGGGCCAATATTCACGCCAATACTGAAAAGCATACAGTTGAGCCGGTGGGCAAGTTGCTCTTTCCGCTCCTTCTCCGCCTCAGAGAACGCCTCATACTTTGCATCGCTATCAGCAAACTTTCTCCCGGTGTAGAATTCGGAGTTGGGATACTCTTGCCTGTACTCGCGGCTATGCCACCGTTTCAACGCCTCTTGTTTCTGCCAGATCGATTGTTTCTCCATAATACCCTCGCTTTCTTGCAAGTAAAACACTATCTACATGTAGTATACGGTAATGTACAAAATTGTCAATCGTCGTAGTGGCTCATAGTTCCCTCCAGGCTTTTGCTCTCTCATCCTTTGAGCATACCCGGCATTTGGGGAAACTTCAAGAGTAATTGAATTCGGGTCACTTTATCCCTGCTCGGCGGGCGACCTCTTCACGGTACGGGTTATCAGCAGATGCCAGCACGCTCGCGTAAATGCCAGTGGTTGCTAGCGAGGCGTGGGCTAGTTTCTGCTGAATAAGTGGCAGCGGTGCGCCCGCGTCAAGCATGTTCTTTGTCCAGGTGTGGCGTGTTCTATGCACGCGGGTTGTACCAAAGTGCCTTTCACAGATGTCTGTGAAACTGCGTACCGACAACATCCCGCCATAGCTACGCCCACGATAGCCGCCAGAGGCCAGTGATATCCAGAGCGGGCTATCCGAGGTCAAGGTAAGAGCGCCGCCGTAGTAGCTTCTCAGCCACACTAACAGGGCTTTACCTGTATTCGTGTCAAGGATATCGCTCTGCTCTTTGCCGCCTTTCAGGTTGGTAAAGCGTAACGTAACGATCTCACTCTTACTCACCTCTACGTGTTGCCATCGCAGGCCCGCAACTTCTGAGACGCGCCGCCCTGTAGAGAGCAGCACAGACAGGATAGCATAATCACGCTTACCGATGGGCGTCTCTTGATCGATATGCCCCAAGCCCTCTGATGTCTGCTCTGTCGTGAGTGCGCGTACCTTGTCGTATTGATGAACTTTAGCCCGTTCAACCTTCTCAATGGGGTTGTAGTCGAGAAAGTCATGCTTGATCGCATACACGTAGAAACTGCTGATAACGCTCAGGCGTTGTTTCTGCGTGGCGGGTGCGACTTGCTTCTCTGGCTTGACTGACCAGGAAGCGAACTCTTGCGCCGTGAGCGTGATGATTTGCCTTTCTGACATCCATTGATAGGCTTCGCGCTGCACATTGGAGAGGGTATTGAGGTCAAGCCCTTTGTATTGGAGTGCAGCGCGAAACTGCGCAAGGGTAGCGGCGTAGGCGTTCATCGTGCGCAGGCTCTGGCGTTTGGAGTGCAGCCAGGAGGCGATAGCGAGATCGAGCGGGCCTCCTGTAACAATCGTAGTGACTTCGTAGCTACTCATGATTTGCCCTTTCCCTTGTTCCTTTTCTCCAATCGCTCGCTGTTCTCTAGTCGAATACCGATGTCTGTTATCAGACCGTCGCCGGTATGGTTCAGGGCAATGAGATCATAGGGCTTCCCATGTATCAAGAAGGTGATATCGCGCGGGCGACCTGTTGCCCCTCCAAATTCGTAGGTTCTCAGGAATTCGATCATCTGAGAAGTGGTCATCTTCGTAAAATCCATCGCTCATCCCTCTCGCTGTGTAAGAAAATTACCATTTACTAAGGCTTTCTTGCACGCTATATTGAACAGTAGATCGGTTCATTGCGTTCTAGCGCCCTGTCCAAAAAGGCCAGTAACCTTTCACGCTTGTTTCGATAGTAGGTATGCCAACCTTCAAGCGAACTCTCGCCACTGTCCTCAATATGTGCCCCGTCTTCTTCCAATTCTTCTCTACTTGGGAACTCTTGCGTGGTTTCCAGAACGGTTTGCTTAAACCATCGGATATCTTCAACCTGAAGATATCCTCCATCGTCGAGATGAGGCCCGATGGATATCCACCAGGAGAGATCAAACGTCCCTAATAGGCTGGTCACATTGTAACTATCTCGAAAGTAGCCCTCCGTCTCACTCCCAACAAACTTACGCTGCTCAGCATCATATCGATAGATGCTTTTGATGTACAAATCTGCTCCCATAAAATTCCTCTCTTTCGTTCATGCAACAGCATGTAAAACGGGTATTTTGAACTACAACAAATTGGAGTTAGTTACGGTTGGGCTACCTATACAGCTTCCGTATCTCGCGTTCTTGATCTCTCAGAAAGGCGAAACGCTCACCTTCTGGTCGATGGGATGCATGGATATGGGCAGCAATCACATAACTGGCAACTTGCCATGCAACGGTTAATTCATAGCGACTCTCATCCCATCGGGTTGATTGCTGCATGAGGTTCATTAACCCTTGATCGGGTGGAACGATTTGCTCGCCTGCTCCCCGGTGTTTTTGAATAGCCCCCTGAAGCTTGCGTGATGCATCCTGTCTCACGTATTCACATGAGCCGCTCCCATTGAACCAGCGGTAATGCATCCCTAACCCAATCTCTTGCATAATCTTCGTTTCAAGCTCTAGCGCCATCGTTCATCTTCCTTCCACTGCTGCAAAGACACGCCCCTGCTCTCTATCGCCTTCAATATAGCTATTGATGAGGCTATACCGTTTGCCGTCTGGCGTCTCTATCTCTCGAAAGAAGTTCTTCGACCTGAGCAGATCATAGACGCCCATGGCCTGCTGTTCTGTCAGAAAATCGTCATCGGAAACGCCATACACGGCGACTACAGCCTCAAATGTGATTGGTTGGTTATCCATCGTTCATCTTTCCTTTCAATCATGTGTCTTTGTGGCTGGTTGCGAGACAATCGTGATGAGATGCTTCAGCCACGTTTGCAACTGCTCTGCTTTCTCGAATGAGACGCCAAAGCCTGGAACGGGCAAGAACCGGACGGTAAACATTCCATCAATCCATTGGCCTTGCATCCCAACGTCAAGCTTTCTCATTTTGGCTTTGGCTTTCTTCGCTCGCTTATTCTCTGTCAGCACGCTTTGAGCAAGCCAGTTGATAGCGGTCATCAGGATTTGCGCATTCTTCGCATAGATGTTGCCAGGAACGCCTTCAAACTGAGCGCCAACGGTCCCATCGTCATACTCCCAATACTCAATACCAAGTTCTTTCATCGTTCATCTCCCTTTCACTAATCCTCATGGTCGCTGGACAGGCTCAGTTCAAACTTCACCATTTGCCAGACAACCACGCCTATCCGCGCCACGATCAGCGCGAGCAGGGCTGCGACGCCCCACGTGAGTATTCTGCGTTTATTCATTATATTGCCTTTCTTGCTTCTCTTAACTCTTTCATCTTTGCGACCATCTCACGCCATGGCAAGGATACCGCGCCAAACGTGATAGCCAGCGCTCGCTTAGATGGGACAAGATCGTAGTGTGGGAAGCTATCAGATTGGAAGTAGGAGCGCCGTAATCCAAGTTTCGCCGCCATGGCGTGCAACTCCTCAAGATCACCATCGGTTATCATGTGTGACCAGCGCGTACCATGTGAGCGGGCTTGTGCATTGCGTGGCATGGCCTCAAAAACCTCATCTACGTAGATCATATGGTTACCTCTCCTGGTTCATCGGGTGCCTCTACAATGGCGGTGACGGCCTTGGCAACTTCCTCCCATGCGGCCTTGTCTTCATCTGATAGTTCATCCCAATCAAGCGGGTTGTATGGATTGGGGATACCACCATATTCGTAGCAATCCCGTCCTGTAATCTGCATTGTCTCATCCTTTCACCGGCTCAACTAACATCTCACACTCATTGCAGCGCTCACCATCTTCACTTGCAAGGGAATAGTGCGTACAGGTATGGGAGCGACAGTGAGAACACCAGAGCGCGGTTTCTGGCTTGCACAATTCACAGATCGCATCACCCTCTCGCCCATACACGCGCAACCAGGGGCCGATCTTTGGCCCGATCTCAACATAGCGTACCTCGCGGAGTGCAAGCGCCGCTCGAAGATGCTGGCGTAGTGGTTGCCAACCGCTTACCACATAGGTCTTATACCGATTGCCGCTCATCCGGTAGATGACCTTCCATTCAGTTGCTAGCATGGCTTGCTCCTTTCCTCAAAACACGGACAACGCGAGACGGCTCAACGCCTGCTCATTCAGGTTGGGGAATAGCCCCCGACAATGGTCAAGGTACTCATCCCAACATGGCTGACAGAGCACATGGTGAACGATTGCCAGAGCAGGGCAGTGCTTACAGGTTGCCGGTTGTGGCTGTGCTTTTGTCTTTGCTTTCATGGCTTGTTCCTTTCAGGCAGGCGGGTTACGGCTCGCCTGCCTGCACTCTCTCTTGACTGCTAACTAGCTTTTGTGGCTCTTGCACGTTTCTCTGCTTGAAGGTCGTTGTAGAGTTTACCGGCCTTGGCTTTGGTGAGATTGTCCATTGACTCCTCTTGCTTGCCAAGCTCTTTGTAGAGGTTCGCAATTGCGTTTATTTGCGTTAGCGTCGCCAGTTGCTCACCTTGACTGGCTTCTCCTATAGCGGACCTCTCTTGACCATTCTGGCGCGTTGTAGGGGCATTCCTGCGATCTATGGAAGCCGGAACCTCTTGCGGGATCACGTCAGCCTCTATGGCATCCTCATGATCGGCTTGTCCCATCTCTTCGCGGGTATACAATCCACTGGTCTCGCAAGGAAAGGCCCGACGTAGTGCAAGCGACTCTGCACACTTTGCCAGCATAAGGTCTGGCATCTTCGCCCACAAGGTTGCAGGACTCCCATCTTTGCCCGTCTGCACATAGCTCGCATACTTCGCCACTGCCCATAACGGCTCTTTGAAGTCTGAGCGCAACACCCCAACACGCGCCGCCATTGGTGGCTTAGGGGCAAGCCACACATCGCGCCATTCGCCATCTTCACCACACCAGAACGGGCCAATCTGCCCCGCGTACTTGTTGCTTCGCTCTGCTAAGAGGCGCATGCCATCAATGCTCACCTGGATCGTCATGCGGTTACCGTTGGCTTGCCGGTCATAGCGAGAAATGGCGTAGATTTGGCGGGCGATAGGGTCAAGGCCGGTCTGTCTGCATCGCTCAACAAACAGCGCGAATTCATCAGGGGTCACGGTTGGGGCAATCGTCCGGCGGATGAGGGATAGCCGGTCCTCGCTAAACTGCTGCCCCTGGTACGCTTGCATATCGGTACTCATGCTATTCGCCTTTCTCTACTTGCTTACTCGTTGGTTGATATTGGCTCAGACAGAAGAGGTAGAAGTCTACATATCGCCGCTCATACCCCTCTGCAATCAGTTCATCGTAGATTGCGCGGCGTGTCTTCTGCTCGCCTCCATACCATAACAACTCATTCAGCACGACATCAGAGGCCAGTTGTTTCTTAGCGCTCATGATCTTTCCTCAGCGGGTTGAAAAGGCGGTTTGGCGTGATCTGCTCAGCGACCAGATCATAACTGGGAACCTCATACCATTGAGAAGCTTTATGCAGAGCCTCCCCCATGCTGCTCGCCTGTATTTCACCAAGGTAGCGCTTCTCATCGTCTGTATCGGCATTCTCGTAATAGATCTTGAATGTGTGCATCTCGTATCCCGCCTTTCGCAGAGTCGCCCCTGCCCGCTTGTCGTGCTACGAAGAATAGCGCCCAAATTGACGCTGCAAACACCGATCACAGGCGCACGTGCGTGGGTGATTGCCTGGGTAGCGCGATCCCTGCTCTTGATAACCGCGCTCATCGGCATCTCGCCGCGCCGTCCATTCCAGGGTAGCCATCCGTTCGCGCAAATCCTCGACCTCATGACGAAGTTCGGCTATCTCTGCGCGTAACGCTTTCTCTTGTGACGCCTTGACAATCAGGCTGGCATCACGTAGGCTCATGTGGCGTTTTATCTGTCTCATTGCTTGCTCCTTGTCGTGTTATTCGTCGTCTGCCATTGGGGTATCAACGCCGTCAAACTTGTTGCTCATGGCTTGCGAGCATGCTCTATTGATCCGCAGCACGCCCTCAACTTGCAAATGCTTAAAGCGTATCTTCCCCTCATCGCTCAAGTAGTTCTCCCCCAACGCGGCCACGAACGTGAAAAAGGCTTCAAGTTCTTTCCCCAATTGCTCGCTAGAGAGGGTGCGTACCTCTTGCGCTTGTTGCATGTCGGTCAACTCAGGGATAGCGATATCGGGGGTGATACCCTCCTCGTCAGTCCAAACTTTCTCAACTTCACAGAGTGCCATGAATGCGGTGTGTGCGCCCTCCTGTGATTTGAAGAAGAGAAGGATATCATCATAACCACGCCATAGCCGCCCGATCTGTACGCCGTGTTGCGGTATCTCTTCATCATGCCATTCTACAAGTTCGTCACCTTGAACGGTGTTCTCTGTAAATTCGATCATTGCTCTTTCCTTTCTCAGATCATCTTCTATGTGAACTATCGTATCGCTCTCATCGCGCCACAGGGGAGAGACAACCTGCTCCCCTGTTCTCTGCTCATCCGACATTACGCTACCCGATGGTAGTCGTACATGGCGTCGTTGGCTGCGCGTTGCTCGGCTTCGCTCAGTTCATACCAGCAGACCGTTTCGATCTTGCGATTGCGGATACGGTTGACGCCGCTGGTTGAAAGGGCAAGATTGCGGAAGAAGCGGGCGAGGTTGTGGAACGCCGTATGCTTACAGGCATGTTGGCGATAGAAGCAATCGGGGCAATCACAGTCAGTTGCGACCCCATCGGCATTCACGGTCAAATTGTACTGCTTATCGACGTGGCTCATGCTGGCCGTCTTGCGGGTTTCGGTGATTACTGGTAGCATCTTCTGTGTCCTTCTAGAGAGGTGAGGGATAAAGTTGAAAGGGTGTTTCTCATCTCTCTACGAATTATTTTACCATAAAACTATGGCAATGTCAAGTGTTTAGGGCTTGATTTTACCATGATTTTATGGTATTTTATGTGTATCCAGAAAAGTCATTGAAAGGATACCCATGAAGCAGATGACCGCAAGCAAACCAACAAGGAAAACCTTTGCTCTGTTAGACAAACATAAAACTGAGATCATCGAAGAGTTGGGGGCGAAGGCGTTTGACCTGCTCTCACCCCGTCAGACACGGGAGGAATTGGATGTTGACCGAACGCGCATCCCCGATTTGGTGAGAAGGGGATGGTTAGAGGCCGCGCCCGCTGAATACAACGTTGGGCCAGCTCACTTCTATTATCGGTGGCGCGTTGAATTCGTCAAGCGATTTAAGCGAACACACGAAACTGGTCTATCCCCCTCTTGACATTGCCATAAAACTATGGTAAACTAAAAAAAACATGAAAGAGAGTTGAGTCAAGAGAAGGAGCAATGAGATGAAGAACAATAAAAGCACCAAGCGAGAGCAAGCCCCGAAGCTGTGGACGCCGCCAACCGCTGCGAATATCGCACCACTAGCAGAGCAGCTTACAGCACTTTCCGCTGACGCTCCCCGCTTCGTCGTTATCGAGAAGGGCTATGGCACCTACAAAGAGCAAGGCTACGCGGTCTATGACCGCAAAGAGCAAAAGGTTACACGTGCCGATCATTCCCCATATACCACCTGGAATGATGTTCATCAAGAGCGTGCCCATGCCGAAGAAGAAGCGGCCACATGCAATGCTCAGGCACCGAAAGAGATTGAGGTGGATATGGGCATCCTCGGAATTCTGGTCGAGACAGAGAAGGATTGGGAGAACAGATTTGAAACTCCTTTGCCAGAACCGACTCCCCCACAAGCAGAAGAGGAAACGGTTTTTGTGAGTGACGAGCCTCGTCAAGTCGGCGATGAGATCACTGATCGATACGGACACATCTACGTCGCTATTGAAGCCTCTTGGTATCTCTCTGAGCGCGACATTGCAGACCTGGAGGATCAGGATGTACTCGGAGCTGCTGTTGGTTGGCAAACGAAAGCGAAGCTGAAAGGCTAGAGCTTAGATGCTAACAGCGTGTAAGCCGCATTTCTTGAATAAATCAGTAGAACCTCCTAAGAATTTCGTAATGTGTTCGGATATCGTTTGAAAGAGAACCCGCTACACTGATAGCAAACACAAGAAAGGATACCCATCATGACGAAGACCAACAACCAAAACAATCTTGAAGCTGAATACGCAGAGCGAGCACGTAGAGAGGCACAATTCGAGCAGGACTATGGAGGGACTGGAGAGGGCAGCGCGTACCACATGACGGTTGCTCAGGTGGTCGAGTTGGAGAAACAGTATGGCTTGTATTGCGGCATTTGCCAGCATGGCAACGGCTGTGAGCATGGCGTTCCAGCCAGCCGCTCCTAACCACCCATCCATCCCACCAACGCCGTCAGCCTTGCGCTCGCGGCGTTTCTTCTTGCCTGTACGCTCGCCTTCTTGTACAACATCACCTCAGCATGCACTTTTCGCCTCATCCTACTTGCTTCTTAAATCGAGTACAATCAATTGACAGATCAACACATAATAATGTAGAGTAGGGGTGTACATTGTCTTGATTGTTCGTGTAGTTGTGGATGGGAATTTCGCATGGTACTACTCCATTTGTTCTTCGCATGGCTTGTGCGCAAGGCGCATCTTTGCCTCGTGCGGCGTCGTATTTCGCGTCACACCGAGCCATTGCCTGCTTTTACCGCTGCCCCCTTGCTGACCGATGAAGAGTGCCATGCTGCACAGATTGCCGCAGGCAATAATGGCTATCACTTTGGGCCTGAACTGCTCAGCATGATTGAATTGCGCAATGCCGCACGTGAGCAAGGCTTATCCATGAGGAGGAGTGATGAGCATTTTGTTTGATGCCGTACTCCCACTTCCCCCGTCGGTAAATAGGCGCGTTCTTATCACCCGATATGGCGGGCGCGAGCATCCATCTGTCACAGCGTACAAGTGGCTGTGTAAAGAGCCGCTACGCACCGCCTACCGTGACGAGCAAGCCATCCTCCAGGCTCGTCACGGTCATGCATGGCTGAAAGTCGCCATGCGCTTCCTTCTCCCCGTCGAGAGAGACAAACAAGGCCGTATCCAATTTGAGATACGCGACCTGGACAATATGGTTCAGGTTCCCTTGAACATCCTCAAAATTGAACTAGGGATCGACGACGCACGTGTTGTTGATCTCCTCTCTTGTAAACGCCCACTATCGCCCGGCGCGGAGGCTTCGCTGCGGGTCGTGGTAGAGGATTTGGAGGACTTCTATGCAGACGCCCACCACAACATTCGATCTCATCATTGTGCTTAGGCAGCAAATCATTGCGGTTGAGCAAGAGCAGTTTGAATGGCGGCAACGGTTACGCCGCATGCGTGAAAGTTACGCGCAACGGCAGACACCCGACGCGCTAGAACAACATGCATTCGCACGTGCTACAGCGCGGCAAGAACTGAAGTTTTACCAGGAGCGGGTATTGCTCCTGACCAACATCATCGCCTGCAATGATCTGGCCTATGTTGGGGAGTTGAATGCGGCAGCACCAATCAGGCGGAAGGGCGCAGAAGCGCAGACACAGCAGAACATGACGCTTGCCGTTGCTGAGAAACGGCATCAAGCCCCCATGGCGAAGATCGACACCTCGCACGAACTGGCCGCCGTTGAGGTGACAGAGAAGCGAGCCGTGACGCTGGTCACGTTCAGAGATGAGGCATTTGTCCTGTAATCAGGGGTAGAGAAGAGACATGAGTGAACCTTTTAGCAACGATCACGCGGCAATGGGCGCATTGGAGAGGACACCGGCACGCACCGACTATTCTCTTCCCACCGCGAGCAGGGCGGTATTTCAGGCGCATACGCATGCAGGATTGCCGAGAACAGATTGGCATGGGTGCTCTCTTCGCCTTGCAAGAACCCGACGAGGATGAGGAGATTGCATCGGCAGACCCACACGCAACGAAGCCGATCACGCGAAACATCTGGAGTGTATTCGTCACAAAGCCCTTACCGTTCACCAGGAAATTGGAGTAAATAAACCCTACCATTGTGAAGGCCCCTGGAAGGGGCAAGAGAGGGCATGAAAATGAGATGCCCATTTCCCCGTTTCGATCACTGGAGAGGCATTCTTGACACGTGGCGCGATCACCACGCGGTATCCTGATTGGAGGACAAAACCATGAACAAGTGCAGCGGGTGCGGCAAAGATTTTCGTTCTGGCGGCGCATTTGAGATGCATCGCATTGGCAAGTTTGAGCCGAAGCCTGGGCAAGAGGGACGCCGATGCATGACCACCGATGAGATGATTGCCGCCGGGATGCAACAGGACGGCAAGGGGACATGGCGCGGGCCAGCAAACCCCTATTTTCAGAAAAAGACAGCGAAAGAAATGAGCGACGAATAAGCTGAACCATATGTTGAGGCGTACAGGTGCCATAGCGCACGAATTTGAAAGCTGCGCCAATTATACCGCTCATCCATTTGAGCGGCACTCTTGACCCGTATAGGTGGCAAAGAACAGCATTCCTGATTGGGTATGCGGGAAAGGAAAATTTTCATGTTGACAACTAAACCGGCTCCTTGCCTATCGCCTCTTGCTGATGCTGACGTGCTGGCCTATCTGGCCAGTAAGCAATCCCATGAGGTGATTGGATACTGCGCTGATGCGGGCAGATGCGTCATTGCAGAGGCATACACGCACCGATATGGCCTAGAAGTCTTTGCTGACGAGGATGATTTTTATGGAGGCGTTCTCATCAAGTATCCTGAGCGAACGTCGTGCTCACTCACGCCCATGATGGTCAACATGCTGCACATCTTTGACCATCTTGAGAGGCCAGGGATGCCCATCCTCAAATCGGCCTTCGTGACGGCCTGGGATGCGTTCAAGGTGCGCAAATGGAGGACGGGCAAATGACCTATGCACCCGGCGCATGCTGCTACATCAAAGCGTGCAAGAGCCGTGCCAACCTCAAAATCCAGCGCATCGGCGGGAAGTGGCAATGGATTTGCTTGCTGTGTTGGGCCAATCTCATGCGCCAACGTGACGAAGAGGTACACGTAACAATACAAGATACACAAGTAGAAAGTGAAACGAAATGAAAAAATATGCGGCAAAGAACAACCCGCCCGACGACTCACCAGACGCGCTATTGACCATTCATGAGGTGGCGACCATCTTTCGCGTTGACGATACCACCGCCCGCCGTTGGGTGCAACAAGGGGCACTAGAGGCTATTAGCTTACCACATCTGCGAAAACGAACCGCATACAGAATACGGCGGGCAACCATTAACACCATATTGGATAAATAATCATGATAGAACCAGCAGTAGCCCACATACCAGCACTCACGCAAGAAATGAGGGCAAGAGAGAGTATTGCAGAACTGTTTCGCACTTTATCTAATCCGCCACGCATCGCTATGCTAGAACTCTTACTTGAGTATGGGATGCCTTCCGGTATTGAAGTGCTCGACGCCCTGGCTGAACGGGGTTATCCGTTAGCACAGCCCACCATCGCCTATCATCTGGGCCGGTTAGAAGCGCTCGGACTTGTTCGGGGGGAGAAGGCAACAGGAAAGTATGCACTACAAAGAGTTTTTCGTCCTTTGCCCAGAGTACGTAGAGGGGTTGCTCGCCGCTGTCCGTGCTCCCCGTGTTGAGTTCATCCCTCCCGTGCTTCACCCAGACGAGTGGAGGGAGCCATGATCTGCCCAGTTGAGGCGCCCACCGTGATTTCAGAGGATGAGATTGAACGCAGTGCCGCCATCTTTGCCGCGCTGGCATCGGGTATTCGCGTCACGATCTTGCACTACCTGCTTGCACATAGGGAAGCCACCGTCACGGATATTCACCGCTTCCTTGGCATCACGCAATCGAATACATCGCAGCAGTTATGGCACCTCGCACAAGCAAAGATCGTGAAATCGCGCAGGGTAGGAACCTACCGCTGGTATTCCTGCTGCGATCCCGACGACGTGCGCACTCTGCTTACCATCGCAGGGAGACCAGCAAAGGAGGGGAGACGCATTGACCTCTTCCGAACGCCAGAACCCGCATTCTGACATCCCACCCAACGCGTCCTATTCGCGCCGTCTCATCCGCTGCGGGCGCCGTAACTGCCCATCCTGCACACACGGCGGTGATGGGCATGGCCCATACTGGTATGCGTACTGGCAAGAGAACGGGCGAGCCTGCCACCGCTACATCGGCCTGAGATTGCCCGCCTGTGTACCGGAAGAGCAGATTAGCGCCCTCAGTCTCTCCTATGGCGAGATGCTGGTTATCATGAAAATCTTGAGGAAAGCGGGCGATACCGTCATCTGTAAAAAGATCGGGCGATACATTGAGACGCGGACACAGTACCTCTTTCTTGCAAGGGCGATACCAGAAGAGGAATAGCAAAAAGCCTCTCAATAGCATCCGAGAGGCTTCTCACTTGTGGAAGTGAATGGTAGCTAAGGGAATGAATACCTTCACATCTTACCATATCAATGAGAATTTGTCATGAAGAGAGCAGATCATAGGACAAAAAGGCTACCAAAGGAGAGAAAGAACGATGAAGCATGGAACAATCAGACGACCAGCACGATTACCACGCGAGATTATCGCCACTATCGAGCATGAATACCCGCTGATTGCTTTCTTCTCTTGGCGCGGCATGTGCATCCCACGCGCTATCGTGGAATTGCCACCCGATGACGCGCTAGCACTGCGGACAGCAGTTGAAACGCGCATACAAGAATTGGTCATGAGCCACGCTCAGGCAGGCAAGCGAAAAGAGGTACAATTATGACAACAGAACCAGGGTCTCACCGCAATCTCAACCGTGTGGCACCCATGACACATGACATGTCACTGACCGAGTATGCCATCCTGCTTGAACAGCAGACGAAGCAAACGGCGCTCATGCTTGACTTGCTGGCGGGCATGTCGCAGAAACAGGACATGATTGTGTTAGGGGTGACAGGTGAGCAAGCGACAAAGTACGCGCAAGAGATCATTGCACGGTTGCGCGGTATGCAACTACAACTGATGCTCTATAGCGAGCAGTTAGCGCAGTTGATGAGGATACAGGAGACAGAACAGTGAACGAAGGGCTATTTTATCGAGCATGGGACACAGAAGAGAAGCGCATGTATGAGGTAACGGCGTTGTGGTGGAATGCTGCTATCCCTGGACAAATCGAGAGAATGGAACTTGTGGGGGCTGAGCAGCCATTCCCGACAAAGATCGTCTATCGAACATCGGGCATCGAGCACTTCATTCTCATGCAAGGGACTGGCAAAATGGACAGGGGCGGCAAGGTGATCTACCCAGGCGATATCGTGCTCTGGTGTGGCGGCCAGTACACCATCACCTTTTCTGACAATGAAGGCACCTGGATACTCAAAGATGATCGGGAGGATTGGGATTGCCCGTCCCTCTACGGGATAAGCAGCCCGCTCCAATCGCGCATTCAGATCATCGGCAATATCTATGAAACGCCGTCTAGCTGACGACTAACCAGTATTTCAGCATTGGGGTTTGCAGATGGGTCGCTCTATTTTTGACTGCATTTCTGAATACGTTTATAATATCTGTATAGCCTTGCATTTTCGACAAGGATATGCTATACTCTGCTTATCTCACAAAGGGAGGGAAACAGAGCTTGATTACTATGCAGCAAGAATTTATGACACCAGACGAAGTAGCAAAGAGCCTTCGCATCTCAGAAGACTCCGTAACGCGTCTCTTGCGCGTCGGCAAACTACCAGGATACAAAATCGAAGGGTCATGGCGGGTAGACCGCAAGGACCTTGCGGAGTATCTGGCAACGAAGAGGAACACTCAGGACAAAAAATAAACGCTGATTGCCAGCGTTCGTATTGGCATTACCAGAGGGCAGGCCGTAGCCTAGACAACTCCACCCGCCTCTCCGGTGTCGTTCTGCCTATTTCTATTCTACATTGTGCAGTGAAAAATGGCAACCCTGCACAGGGGATAGAAATTGGCGGATGGAAGGGACGGTCAGTATATGGGACACCTCACAGTCTTTCAACGCGCACACACCACATATGCGCAATCACGCAAAAACACAACTATTCCCATTGTACCACACATTTCAGACCGACACGTCTGTTTTGCCAGACCGTTCGGTCTATTTTATAGAGAGGTCGAGGAAAGATGAAGACGCCCACGCATTACGCTTACTACAACGACAATGAGCATTTCTGTTGTGAAGTGCTGCGCAAGAATATCAAGAGTGGCAACCTGCCAGGAGGGCACGTCGATGAAAGAGATATCCGAGAAGTACGAGCAACCGACCTTGTGGGATACCAGCACGTTCACCTCTTCGCAGGGATCGGAGTCTTTGCCCTTGGCATGCATCGAGCAGGATACCCCGCGCATATCCGAACACTTACCAGCGGCTTCCCCTGTCAAAACATCAGCAATGCAGGAAAACGCACTGGCATCACAGGCGAACAATCAGGACTTTGGAAAGAGATGCACCGGATCATTCAGGAAAGTCTTGATCGCGGTTGTGGATTTGACTACCTCTTGCTTGAAAACGTTGCAGCTCTCACTGGGCGGGGACTTGATACCGTTCTCACAGACCTTGCCCAAGCGGGGTATGACTGCGAATGGCAGTGTTTACGAGCTAGTGACTTCGGCGCCCCTCATCAGCGAGAGCGCATCTTCATCGTGGCCTACCCCACGGGCCGAGAAGATAGGCGGTTACTCCAGCCCACAGTACAGACCTACGCTCTTGCAAATTGTAAGGTGCTGGCCGACGCCAGCCGCGCAGGATGGCAAGAACTCGACGCTTCCCCCATCTCAGGAGACCAGGGACACCCTGCCTGGCGCAAGATTGCGCCAGGCGAAGAGCAGCGGCTTGTGGAGGACTCC